GTGCGCAACAAGGTATTCGACAACGTGCGCGCGAAACTCCGGATCGGGCATCGTCAACATGTCTTTGGCTTCCATTGGGCCCCGGGCATAAAAAAAGCCGCTCTAGGCGGCTGTTGGTCGAATCGTTTTTTCTGCTTGACTACTAGGCGGATTCCGCCTATCTTTGCGCTTAGACGAAGCGCATCCCGCGCGGCGCCACTCCGAAAGGAACCCCACCATGAAGCTCTGCTTTCGTGCCCACTCGCGTGCCGGAAACCTATCCCATGCTCTTTCAACCGCCGACCGTTCAGCAGCTCAAGCAGCTCAAGGAGGAGCTCGGCTTTACCGGTGCGCAGATGGCGCAACTGCTCGGACTTTCGAGCAGTCGGCGCTGGCGCGATCTGGTCAACGAGAACAATCCTCAGGGCATCACGCCGTCGTCCCTCTTCCTTGGGGCCGCCCGGCTCACACTCGACGCCAAGCAGATCGAGCAGGTACTAGAAAAGATGCGCCAGATCGGAGCTACGATCGACTTGAACGCCGACTCCCCGGCGCCCGATGGAGAGCCGCAGCCGTAGCGATGTCGCTCGGCTGCATCGCCGCCGGCGCGCACGCTGAATCATTTTTCCATGCTGAAGCCGGGCTCGGCGCCACTAACTTCACGGCGATGGGCGATGGAATGTACTTCCAGGAGGGCTTCAGCCATCACCTCAAGCTCCGCGTCCCTGCTGGCCGCATCGGCATCGGTGCAACTGTGCTGCCCTATTCGCGCGGCTCGTGGATCCCCGGCATCGATCTGAATCTCGCCTACATGTATTTCGGCACCGCCAAAATTCAGGGAGATGCCGTTCCTGACGCTTCCGACTATACGGACGGCGTTGGCGGCTACAACCCCCAGAAACAGGCATGCAATGGCACGTGCGGGCCGATGCGTTACTTCGACACGGGCGGCTCGCTCCAGGCAATCGCCTTGACGATCGAGCCCTACTACGAGGTGGGCAACTGGCGCTTCAGCGTTGAGGGCGGACCGGCGATCTTCAAAGGGACGTGGACGTCGACCATGACTGTCATGTCGTCGACCAGCCCTTGGGGTCCTCAGGGATCGGTCGAAACGCTGGCGCACGACCCCAAGCCACAGCTCACGTGGGTGGCCGGCGCATCAGTCGCCTACAAGAAGGTGACGGTGCGCTATACCTACATCAGCACGCCATCGAAGAACGTGAGCAACAGCAATGTGCCGCTTGGGTTCAGAGCGGCACACATGGTGACCTTGGGGTACAGGTGGTAAGAACGGCAGATGAGCACAAGAAACAAACGAGTTGCGACACCGGCGCCTCGGATTTTGCCGCGTCGCATACAAGGCGGATAGCTCCGACGTGCCGGCGGGGGGGCAAGGGGGAGTTTATGCTGTCGCTGAACTATACGTTTTGAGGCGCCCCGTGAAAATCCCCCTCACTCGTGGCCCGGCTCGACGAAGAGATTTTTCTCACGAGTTGATGATCTCAATCATGCGCCCGATAAGTCGCTGCTCCATTTCTCTAGAGAATCTGTCGCGGAGCATGATCGTATGGCTCTCGTTCGGCTCCATGGAGTACTTCTCGATGTCGCCAATCCGCTTTAATACGGCATCCGCGAAGCGCACAATATCACCTGAGTCGATTGCCTCAAAGACCGGTGGATTCCAGTATTCGCGGCCACCTTGCCCTGTGTAGCCAATGACAAAGTTTCCAGAGAGGGCGGCCTCTACAGGAGGAACAGGAAGGCCTTCCGATCCAGAAAATGCGAGGAAAATCCGTGACTTTGACAAGGCCTCAGCAACTTGAAACTCAGACATCTTGTCAATTGGAACAAGGCTCCAGTGCGCAGGAATTATTCTGCGAAGCAACGGAATGAAAAGATCGCCAAGATACCCCATCTTTCGGGGCATGTACGTGATGATGTTTTCCTTCTTCCCCGGTTGAAAAAGTGCCTCATTTACTGAGTAAGTTAGACGAACCACCTTGCTTGCACATTCAGGGAAAAACTGCGAAACGCAACGGATCGCGTCATCGCTGATACAAAAAATGTATTTTGCATTGGAATAGCACCCAGATAGATCCTCTTCTTTTAGATTTGAACTGAGTAGGTATCCATTCTGCACAAAGATGCCATAATCGACGCCCTTTGTGACTAGGTCTTTCCAGGCATCAAAAATGGTGCTCTCTGGGAATATCACGAAATCATTCAGCGGGTCAAAACCATCATTCTCCCTGATGACCGCCTCGTGTTTGAACCAGTCTACCGTCTCATCATCATAGGGCTGGCAGTAGAAAATTTCCGACCGGCCACAGATAGAATTGACAATCTCGCTGTGTCTATGAATTACTTTTATTCCGCCGATTGGACGATTTATCCTAGGGCAAAAATAGACCAGGTTTTTCATGGCGCATCTAGACTGAAGTTCGGTTGGGAAGCAAGCATACCGCGCCGCCGCCTCATGTGGCAACTGATCGTCTATCAGTAACCTAACTCAGTCTGGTGCAGGAAGCCCTATTTGCGCAAGAGGCGTGTCGTTTTTGCTTGCGTAATATGCTTTCCAGCGCGCATCCGATGAGTCAAGCTCGCCTTGATACGGCCAGCTTTCGATTGGTTGCGGCCCCGCTGCGCACCCAATCACCTCGGACTCCTCGGCGTCTGAAAATTGAACAAAAATACTAGTCATGGTCAGATCTCGTACCCGGAAACGAACAGCGAAAGCGTCGGCGTTCCGGTGTTGTTGGTGAAAAAGTAAAACAGCGTCTGCGTGGTAAGTATGTCGATAGCCCAATTGCTGGTGAGCGAAACACTTCCGGATGCGCTAATGTTTTGATACCCAAGGTTTTGAGACCCGTCGCAGCTCAGCGCCATACCAATCAGACTCGCGGCTGTTGATACGAGCTGCACTGCGCCGCTCACCCGTACAGCGGCCTTCGGGATTGCGCCTGTCAGCGAGAAACTTGTCGCCGTTGCCTGAGTTGTGGAAGTCTGGAGCGTCAGCAACTGGGGCACGCTAATCCGTCGCCCATTGACCAGAACCGCTTTAAGCTGACCCACCGTGCTGCTGATCGGCAGGACTGCCAGCAGCGCCGACGCTGTGTATCCAGCGGGCATGTTTGCACCGCCATAGACCGTCGATGCCGCCAACGTCGTTTCCACCGTGCCTAGGATGCTTTGTGTCTGCGTCGTCGGATTGTAAATGGCATAGACAGCCAGCCAGCCGTTCGCCGTGGCCGTTCCCGTGTCCATCCCGCCTGCGCCAGTCGTCGCCAGATTCAGCGTCTTGTTGAAGCTCGGCAAGACATAAGTCTGACCGTTTAGGGCCGTTCCGACGACGATCTGATCTGCCGTGATCGTGATCGATGTTGCACCAGCGACGCACGATCCTTTGAGATTCACGCGCGAGCCGATGACCGGCGAATACATCTTCTGCAGTGCCGCATTGACTTGGTTGTAGCTTGTCTTCGAGCGCGCGATACCGGCGGCAGCCAGGATAGCGCACAGCTCTTCCTGAATCATGTTCAGCCACGATCCGCGCACGTTCGTCGCGGGCGTGCCTGCGGTCGGATTGCCTTCGGTGAAGTAGCCTTCGGTACCGGCTGCCTCGGGCGCTGGGATAGACGTTGCCGCGGTTGCGTCGTCGATTCGAAACATGTGACCTCTTATGCGTAAGCAAAAATAGGGATCGTGTGGGCAGGCATGATTGCCTTGAACTCACATTCGAGTACCGTGTTCCCCCACGATGCCAGCGGGTCGCCAGCCGCCATAGCCCCAGCGACAGCGCGCACGACCGTGTTCAGTGGGGCCGTTATCTTCCAGGCGAAATTCCAGTCATACCCGCAGCATGGGTCTCCTGCCTTCAGCATGCCCGCGCGAGCCTGCGTGTATTGGGTGATCGTCACCGCATAGCCGAGACTTGCCGCGAAGCCGACGAAGTACGGAATCGATGCGCCGCCGATATTGGTGAACCGCGCGACCACCTGGCTACGCCGCTGAGGTATGGTCGGCGCTACACCGGCACATGGATCGGGCAGACCAAGCGTTGACTCCCACTCGGGCAGCAATTCGTACGTCGTCGATGGGAACGCGTCCACCAGCAGATAGTTCGCGCGCGCCGTCTGGCGCTCATAGCTGGGCGCCAGACCCGACAGAACTTGTGACTGCACGGTGTCGCTATCGCGCGGCCACACTCGGCCACGCGGCAACAGCGCTTGCATCGCAGCGAGAAAGTTCGCTGCGGTGAAGTTGGGTGCCAGCATTTAGACCTCAGACATAAAGCACGGCGGCCAGCACCGGCAGAGAACCAAAGCTTCCCTGAATGTTTCCCGGATAGGTTGTGGTCGTCGCGCCAATCACACCTTGCACCAGCGTAATAACGAAGCCGCTCGTGCCGGAGATCGCGGCGATCGCCGATTCGATGTCAGAACGGTTGATCGTTCCGGCGCGAGGGTCGCCGTTCCGAAAGAACACGTCCGCAATGGCAGCCGATATGGCCGCACGCGTCGCTGACGATGAAGACAGCAGACCAGTCAGAGTGAACGTGAGGTTGTTCGCGATCGGCGAGACCGAATAGACCAAGGCCGTGACCGGTTGCTCGTTAATGATCGTGTCAGCAACTACGAGTTGATCGCCCGTCGCCAGCGTCCCGCGCGGAATACCGCCCGGCCCCTTGTCGTATTGGGACACCCCGTTGGCCCCTTGCGGGAAGCCCCCGTGCGCCGCCTCGGCGTTGTCCCACATGGTGTAGAGGACAACGGTCCCGGCGCCGAAGTTATTCGGCGCACACCAGGCTCGCGTGACGCCAGCAACGGCGAGCGCCCAGCCAACGTAGTCATTGACATCGCCACCCTGCGGTGTGTTCTGATAAGCCTCAAGCATCCGGCTTCGAAGAGGGTCGTTCTCTTCGATGTCTGCACCTGACTGTACATTTGCGACAACCGCGCCGGTCGACTGAATTCCGTCCACGGTGGCGCCGAGCGTCATCACCGTGCCGACATCTGAATTGCCGACCGATCCTGCGACGTCCGCGAGAACTGTCACAGTCACCGTTCCGTCGCCGCCGACCGACTGAGTAGCCGCCGTCGTATACGACGCGCCATCCGTTCGAACAACCTGCGTGCCTGCATTCAGCGGCTTCCCAACGGTTCCATTGAAGGCGACCGACAGGCTCGCTGGCGTCGCGGCCTTCCGATAGACCTTCTTCAGTGCAGCCCACCCCTCCAAGTATTCATCTTCTGCGGTGAATGGTACCGACTGCTTCGCAATCCAGTCCAAGTACCCCATATGCATGTTCGACATGCCGGCCTGCACCTTGCCGATCACCTTCAGCACCGCAAAGCGGAGCAGCGCATCAGCGCCCTCGAGCGAAGATGCAATGTCAGCCGCCACCTCGCTGATCAGGGTGGAAAGCGTCTTTCTTTGAAATGGCATGTCAGGAGAGCTGGTTCCAGGCCCACGCGTACGTCAGCGGTATCTGCGGGCCCGTCGGTTGATAGAGGATGATCTGCGCACCGAGAAACGTGTCGCGCGTCCATTCCGTCTGAACATCGATGCTCGCCACGACGCCATCGTCGACGAGCCACTGCAGCGCTTCGATGATGTAGTCGCGCGCGTTGTTGAGCACTTCCTGAGTCTGCTTCGAACGATCGAGAAGCCAGAGCCGCGACCCGATCGGTTTGTCCTCGCCGATGTCACCCCACCACCCTCGAGGATCGCCAGTTCCATCCGGGATTACGTCGTCGATGTTCGCCTGGCGGTCGGTGAAGATGCTCACCAGCACCGCGCTTTGCAGGTCATCTCCGGTCACCAACGCTGGCGCAATGAACATCCAGTCGCCGCGGCTGTTGTCGACGTCCCAGATTACCGAGATGTCCGACATGCGTTACTCCTGTTGATTCGGTGCGCTGGTCGTCGTGCCCGGGCCGCCAAGCTGGACATTCGGTACCGGGTGCGTGTGAGCATTCGCGACCTGGCGCATACCTGCGACCGTTCGCGTGTTCGTGTTGCAGTTATCGAGGATGTCGCCGGTGCACTTCAGCAGCAGCGTGTCCGCCAAAATCGACGGCGTATTCGTGATCTCCACCGGTTTCCCGCCACCATTCACCACAATGCCCGCTGCCGACAGATACACCGACTGCCCTTTGTCGTCGCTGATCGCTATCTCACCAGTCGCGAGCCCCCTCATGCGGTAGGTTGCGTTCGACGTTGCAATCACGATGCCGTCGTTGCGGTCGCCATTTTTGAATCCAACAATCGCCTGCGTGCCCAACGGCGGATTCGAAGTAAATCCGTACTCTGTGAAGCGCGGGATGTCAGGGATCAACTCCAGTCCGTTGATGCGCAACTGAAGGGCCTGCACGGGCTTCGTGTCGTCGACCAGCGTGATAGATCCGCGCGCCATGATCAGCAGAATGCGCCGCGCCAGACGGTTCAATTGATCGAGCATTATTGCTGCGCCCCTGTTTGGGTGGATTCATCCATTGGCAACACATCCAGTGCGATGGGCTCGGGCAGGAAACCTTGCCGCGGCCCGAACACCAGCTCCGCATGCGTTCCGAGCTTGTCGAGGATGAATGTCACCTCGGCAAGCAGCAGAATCGTGTTTTCGGGTATGCCGACCGCGTCGGCGGACACCGGATAGTTGGTGTTCGGGATCCACGGCGACCCACTCGCGTCGCGCCAGCTATCGACCAGCGCGCGCACGCGCCGCGACCTGCCATAGGCGCGCGAAGCCATCCAGTTCACCCGCTTCTCGACGAACCTGCGATCCGTAGCGCTCTGCTCGGAAACAAAGTACGTTGGCCGCAATCTGCCGGTATTGTTCTTCGCCACCACCGTGACGATCGGGAGATTCGTGACGCCCTCGTCGTCCGCGCCGGCGCTGTAGGCGCTCAGCACGGCATTGAATGTGCTGAATGTACCCAGCGTGCTTTTCGTGCAAACGATCGCTTCGACGTTCTGCCCGATCGATACCCCCGATGCCCCGAGTTCGGTGCCGGCCGTCGAAATCGTCAGTTCGCCCTCTTCGCTCTCGAACACCAGCATGCCGCAGTAGCGCGCATAGCGCTCGATCACTTCCCACGCGGTCTCGGTGATGCTCACGATCTGCCGAGGCAGCACCGGAAGCTTGTCGAGAACCGCCTGCGTTCCGTTGGGTGGCACGAACACATCCACCGAATACGGCGTCGCGATCGCGGTGCAGAGCGCCTCAAGAGATGTGTTCGCATTCACCTTGTCGATCCGGCAGGAGCAATCCACCAGATCGGCGAGCTTGCCGCGACCCGAAAGGGTTATCAGGTGCGTGCGAGGCGCCAGCGTCTGCTCGATCGTCTCGATGAAGCCCGACAGCACGACATCGTCGCCAATCGAAATCTTGACTGGCGCACCCTCTTTCGAAATCAGCTTCAAGGTGTTCGCGTCTGCCGAGCACGAGAGTTCAAACGAAGATGTCGCCACCTCAATGGATCTGGAAATCCTCACGGCCTTCCAGCCGGTCAGCATCAAGCCGTCATCCGTCAGCAGCACTCGAACCTCATTGACGCCCGGCTTAGCCCCAACGCTGTCGACGATGCGGTCTGCACTCGGCATTAGAAGTTTCCTGGTGAATATGCGTACTGTTCGCCAAGGGGCGCCTGTTGTCGATCGGTCGTGAGGCTGGTATCAACGTTCGGCGATGCCTCGACATTGACGCTCGTGCCGGCCGGCGCATTCTTGTGAACGATCTCGATGCGCATCTTCCCCGGAGATCCGGTCGACTCGCCGAGTTGGCTGTCGAGTTCCCGTGCGATACCTGCGCGCACCGTCGATTCGTTCGGGTCTTTAGGGCGCTCATAGAGCGACGAAATCTTCGCCGCGGCCTCGGGCGCCGTTGCCGTGCCCATGAGCGCATTGCCAGCCCCGCGCTCATTGTTCTGCAACTCCCACAGCGAGTAGCCGAGCTGCTCTTCGTGGCTGGCAGACGCCAGTGGGCGGCCGAACATACGCTGATAAATCGCCTGCCTGTCGGGATGCCATTGGTACAACCCGACGGCTCTGCCGTTGTCGCCGACTGCACGCTCGTCGAGTCCGCTTTCGCGACTTGAGTTGGCCACCATACCGATGGCGTGCTCGCGCGAGAGTCCGTGGTTCATGTACCACTCAACATCGGACCGCGCCTGCTGCAGCTGGGCACCATTCCCGACAGCCGTCTTCTGGCTCAACTCCGCCATTGTCGACGCGCCGCGGCCACGCAATGCGTTTCCGAAGCGCTCGAACCCATCCCACAAACGCTGCTGCGGATTTTTCTCATCTCCCGGCGCCGCCGTTGGCCGTTGGCGGCCGCTCGCGGCATCCAAGCCAAACTGAATGCCGTTGAGCAACCCGTTAAGGGCTGGCTCAAGATCACTGAGGATGGTCGTCTTCAGCTTGTCATACGTGATGCTGAGCCGGGCAGACTCATCCGCATACTCTTTCGCCCGGCGAATATCGTCATCCGTCGGTATGTAACTCTTCGCGGCGACCAGATCGGCCGACACCTGCGCCGGTCCGCGATCGAGAAAGTCAACGAGTTGGCCGGCGCCCGCCGCGCCAAGAAAGTTCTGCGCTCCACCATACTTGCCTTGCGAGCGCAGTACCGATGCGTATGCGGCTAGCTTGGTCAGCACGGATTCGATGTCTTCCATCCGGCCCGGGTTCGTCGAGATCCCGGCCGCCTGGAATCGCTTCAATGCCTCGGGGTTCCGGTTGTTGACGGCGTCACTGTAGGCTTGGCGTACCTGCTCCACCCCACCGTTCACCTGTTCGGGCGAGAGGCCCGCCAGGCGCCCGGCGTACTGAACTCCGTATGCCTGGCGGGTCGACAGGCCGGTCCGGACGCCGAGGTTGCCCATGGAGCGCACGGAGGACGCCCATTCAGATTCGATCTGCGCCATTTTGCCGACCAGAGCCGCCACCGCGCCGGTGATCAGCCCTGACCCGCCAACGAACCGCGTAACAGCCGAGATTGCCCCGCCGCTCGAGCTGAGCCCCATGCTGATCGAATCGCCCAGCTTGTCGATCTTGCTGCTTCGGATCTGCTTTCCAAGCCCCTCGATGCTCGACCGCACCTTCCCGATTGGGCCCGATGCAGCGTCCTTCGCCGTGATCGAGATCGCAATCTTATTTGCCATGAGTCATCGCCTAATTCGCGAGTGCCTTGAATGATCTGGGGCAAAACGCTGGGTGTATCGGGTCAATCTGCGCGGTGAGATCATCCGCGCGAGTGGAGTCGCGGTAGATTCGATTCGCGAGCACCAGCACGGGCATCGAGCCGGCGAAGCTGAATGTCCGGATCGACGATAGCGCCGCACCACGCTTGTTCAAATCAGCAACCACGGCCGCGCGTAGCGTGCGCAAAGCCTCATATGTGTCGTCTTCGCCCTGGTCGCCCGTAATGTCGATCTCCGCGTCGAGGAGCGCAGATACCTGATCGCGCATGCTCGCCGCGTCATCGCTCGATGTCGGCTGGTACGTTGAGGATGCAAGCGCTACGGACGCAATCGCACTCCGGCGGAACAGGTCGCCGCATGCCGTCTGCATCTGGCCCATTGCCACACCGATCACCGACGTCGTTGTCGGCCCAGTCGGCACATACCCGGCCAGCGAAGACAACAGGCGCACGCCGTCTGCCGGGTCAGTCGTTGCCGCAAGGACGGCAGATGTCATCCCCTGAGCTGCGGTGGATAAGTCCCCTACCGTCGATGCGTCGAGAGCGCGCGCGGCCGCATCGAGCGTCTCGGCCGCTGTCGTAACCGCAGCGCGGGCAACAGTTGCGTCCTCGATCAGGCTCTGCGTCGTCGCGCCTGACTGCCCTACCGACGAACTCGGGTACTTGCTGAACGTCGGCAACGTCGCACTGCCCGTGAAGCGGCCGAAGTCGCCCGGCAGGTTCGTCAACAGATTGAAGAGGTTGCGCGCATCACCGACAAGATTCTTGGCATATGTGTACCAGCCAACGGCCGTATCAACTGCCTCGCCGAGCACTGCAGCGCCCTGCAAAATTGCGGTGCTGGCCGTCCTCGCAAAGTCCGCGGCCGCAGCCAGATTCAATCCGCCGAACGCATTCGAAACACCGAGTGTGGTCGCCGTTTCGCTCGTCGGATACGTCCGCGGACCGCCTTCGATGAATTCGAACTGGAATTCGAAATAGCGACCCTTCTCCCATCGTTCGATCGACTTAAAGTCCATCAGGCTGACGGTGCGCCGGCCGAGCGTCGGGTGCACGAGCGATCCATCGCCCGACGTTTCGCACGCCGCGATCAGAACGTCGCGCTGTGCGATGACGTCGTCGCCGACCACAAACCCGTAGATTCGGATGCGGCGGCCACGGCGGCCGAGGTCCTCAACCCATACCATGTCGCGCTGCGGGTATTCGTGCAGCTCGTTGCGGCGGCCAAAGGCGCTTTCGCTGCCCAGGGAAACGAATGGCACACCGCGGAACGATGCCGGGCGAAGCTGCTCGAAATACGACGCTGCCGAGCCACCGAGTCGCGCGGCAAGCGAACTGGCCAGATTCGTGATGCCTGACGCCGTGCCGAGCACCGCGCCGGCGCCGCCGGCGATATTCATGTCAGGCTCCCATCTGCTTTTTCATTCGCCTGGCTCGCTCGAGCCGACGCAATGACTCGGTAAAAGTCATGCCTTCAACGACGTCCGGCCCCCACCGCATGAAGTGGGTCAACTCGTCGAGGCGGTCGTCCCACCCTTCAGGCATGTCGGTGCACTGGGCGATCAGTCGTCCGAGCCCGGTGATCGCCGAACCTGAAAACCGCTGAAGTAACCCACGGCCGCCATGAAGTCACGAGCGCAAAGCGCGCGCACAGCGTTTTTCGGATAGCCGCCCACCAGACTGATCCGCGCGATCGCGGCGGCGAACGGGCCGCCGGCGGCGCCCGCCTTCCGGTTCTGCTGATTCGTCGGCTCACAGAGGCTGAGAGAGGCGAGGTTCAGCGGGCTGTCCTCTTTCGTGATGCATACCGGCTTCACCAGCTGGATCACGATTTCCTCGGCGCTTGCCGCCGGGAAGTTGGCCGCCTCGTGCCCGAAAGAAGCGATGAACTCTTCCGCCTCGTTGATCTGGCTGCCATACATCTGGTCAATCACGTCGACCGGCTCACCGCTGAGCAGTGCGATCAGCGCGATCGACGTGCCGAATTGTCCGGCCGCCTTCTCAGCGGCTTCGTACTCGCCGGCCGTCGCTTCGCGCACCGTGATCTCGGTGACCGTCTTGGCCGAATCGCCCTTGCCGTATGTCAGCGGCTTGCGCAGGACGATGGTTTTGGTTTCCTGCATCGATCAATTCTCCGTGACCGCGCCTTGGAGGCCTTCCCAATGCGCGGTGAACTTTGCTTCGGTCGTGTCGACTTCCTGCGCCTCGACAGTCCACATGTTGCGACCGATCACCGTCTTGCCGTTGGCCAGTTCGAGCACGATCGTCTGGCTGCGCATCGCGTTGAATGCGGCGAGACTCAGGCCACCGGAATCACGGATCGATGCAGAGATCGACGGCGGCTTCGGCTTTTCGCTGAAACCATGCACCGTATCCTGACCGCTCAGCGATTCCCGCGTCACAGTGCCGACGTCATACTTCAACTCGCCTTCGAGTTGATAGTTCACCCCGTCGACCGTCAGGTACGCGGTGCCGGCGATGAACGGCGTGTTGTTAGCCATCGTTGGCTCTCCACAAATGAAAACGCCGCCCCTTCAGGCGGCGCACTGCGTTGACGGGAACGACTACGACTGGGTGGTCGAGAGGCGGAACTGCGCCAGAAGCGCGAAGATGCGCAACTGGTTGATCAGCGTGCCAGGCCAGAGTACGTCGACGCGGTTGGGGTTCGAACTGTTCTGCTCGACCACAATGGCCTGGGCGAAGATGTCGCTTCCCTGCACGTAGCCTTCGTACTCCATCGCCTGGTACTCGGCGATCTGATCGGCCTTGATGATGTTCGGCGTCACGATCCCCGAGCCGGGCGCGAAGCGCGTGCCATTCGCGGCAAGTTTCACGCGCGCGTACTTCGTCGTGACCATCGTCCGCAGCCGACGCAACACGTATGTGAGCAGGAACATGGTCTCGATTTCGAGGTAGCTGTTGTCCGGCTGCCCGAACGCGTTGAGCTGGTACGTCGTGATCAGGTTTTCGATCGCCACCGTCCCGTCGCTCGCCACCGTGAACGTCGAGATGCCGTCGTAGAGCAGCGTGTTGCGCTGGCTCAGGTTGAAACGCGACTGCAGCGGCGGTGCCAGCACGCCGGCGAGCGCGACCGTCTGCATCGGAATGCCCGGGTCAGCGCGCACGCTCACCGCCGTCACCGCGGCCAGCGCCGCGGCCCACTGCCATGCCGGCGTCGGCGAGTCGTTGAAGCCCATCACCGATTCGTGCTGGTTGTTCCGGGCTGTACCGAACGTCGTCTGGCTCGCCCACGTGCCGCGATACGCGCAGAACACGTGACCGAATACCTGCTGCTGCCAGCTCCAACGACCCGTCTGATCGTTCAGGAACGACTTGAGCGCATCGAGCGAGGTCGCATCGGTGAATGCGCACGCGACGAAGTCGAACGGCATGTCGAGCAGATTGCCGAGCGCCGCCGTCAACGTCGGGTTCGTCGCGCCACCGGTCATCGCCGTGATGGTCGCGGCCAAGCCGGTCGGGAGCACCTCTCCTGCCTGCGCGCCGACGAAGTTGAAACGGACGTCGATGTCGTTGCCGACGAGCCCCTTGTTGTCCGCCGTGAGCGTCACCGTGCTCGTCGCCACCGATGCCGTGACGGGCATTGCGGGAATCAGGTTGATCGCCGCAGCAACAGCGGTCGCCACCTGCGCAGTCGTCATGCCTGCGGTCACCGCAACCGTCACGAGTTGACCGGCGATGTACAGCGAGATCGTCCCGTTCGCGGTCGGCGCCGACGTGAAGGCAACCGAGCCGGTCGCCGCCGTTGCACCAGCTGCGTCCTGTACCGGCAGATACCAGAGTTCGCCAAACTGGTCGTTCTGACGATATGCGGCAGTCATCAATGCGAGGACTGAGTTCGCGCCGGCCTGCTGGTTGGCGTCGCCCGTGCCTGCCGAGATCAGCGGGACGTTCGGCGTCGCGATGCCGGCCGATGTCATCGGGCCGATCAGCAGCGCGCGCTGATTCGCAACCGATGTATTCGCATGGGAATTGTCGATCTCAGCGAAGAACAGCGGCGTGCGGATGTTCTGCGGAATCTGCTTGAATGGAATGGTCATTGCGAGTTGCTCCCAGACTTCGCGGCGGTGTTGTCAGCGCGCACGACATCGCCATCGTTCAGCACACGCGTCCAGAAAATGTCGTCTTCCGGCACTTCGATGCCTTCCGGCGGCAGCAATTGCTTCGTGACCGGATGCCGCACTTTCAGGCCCGGCGCAGGTTTGACGATCATTCGTCACTCCTATTGAGAAAAATTGACTTTGACGAAGCCTTCGGCTCGTCCGTCGGGGCCAGCCGTCCGCGGAGCGGGCGTCACAGCATCCGGGAACGGAGGATCGGGGTACGTGCCATTCAGGTCGGCGACGTTCGTGAGATCCGCCGTCAGATCGACCTCGAGCAACTGGGTGTTGATGTCCGGATAGAACATCTCCGGGTACCGCACGCCGAGCAAGATCGAGAGGCCTGCAACGTGCGTTTCACCTTCCGAGTTCACCTCGGTCTCCGTGTCGCAAAACGGAAAATCTTGCGCCAGCGCACGAAGTTGAATGCTCTTGAAGATTGCTTCCTCGATCTGCGCACCGAGCGTCTCAGCGCCAAGCAAAGCGGCTGGACCCGATGCGGCCGACAATTCCGCCTTGATCTCGAATCCGGTGGTCGTCGTAAATGACGTCGAGCCGCTGTTGCCGTTCGACTCCTTCCGATCCTTTCCCTGCCTGAGCTTGATGGCCGGGAGCTTCGCCGCAGTAACGTTCCAGTCGCCAGGCGAATAGACCGTCACTCCAGGTATGGTTTTCAGGATCGCCAGAAGCGCAGCGCGAAACTGCGCACGCCCTGTCTGATCAGTCATCGGTCTGCCCCGGTACGTTGAGCATCAGCCGGCCACCACCATGACCGTCGAGATGGACCTCGCGCACTTCCCATTGCTCGCCAGTCTTCACGATCACCAACTGATCGCCCTGCAACGGCTCCTCGCGCCCATCGAACTGGGACATCTGGATACCCACCGTCGGCTGATTGGTCACGACAACGGATCCCGTTGCGGGATCCAGTCCGAAGAACGCCTTGTCGTAGATGCCTTGAATCTGGAACGACGCGCCGTCGGCCGGCAGGTACGTGATCAAGGTGCCGAACGTTTTCACGAGCGGCCCAAGAATTTTGCCGTCGACGGCGTCGTCCCAATCCATGCTTACTCCGAGTGCGTCACGGACACCTGGCCGCCACTTACCTGCGCGCCTTCCAGAGCGACTTCTTCGACCTTCTCGGGCACGAGGAACCCGAGCTCGCGCAGGCGTTTCACTTCCGACTCCGGAAGCTTCACGGTCTCGCCGGCGCGCTTGAGAACCGGCGCTTCGTCCGGCTTCAGTTGGTCGTGGATGGTGCGCCCGCGGGCGACGACTGCTTCGATGAGTTTTTCGCTAGCCATGGTCACCTCAAGCGACGGTTGCGGCCAGCGCAGCATTCACGCGGCTCGGGATGACGACGGGCGCCGACTGCATCATGATGAAACGCTGCGCCGGGTCTTCTTTCAGCCACGTCTTCGGCGCAAACGGCAGTGCTGCGTAGTTGAACTGCGGGTCGATGATCTGGCCGAACGCGCGCGTGCCCTGCAGATCCGGGCCCGACATGATCATCGAGCCGTCCGGCAGCATGGGCTGCTCGACGTTGTTGTCGTCGACATACCAGTCGTTGTAGAGCCACAGGTCATACTGACCCCAGCGCCCCTTGTAGACCGCGCCGCGCTGAATCTGCGCGCCGACGTTCACGACGTTGCCGTTTTCGCCGAGAGCCGGATACAGGATCGCGCCCTTCAGCGCCGGATCCAGCTTGAAGCCGTTCCATGCCTTCGGCGTGAAGACGATGTCGGTCGCGATAGCGCCCGACGATTTGAGAACCTGCTGTTGCCAGGTCTCGATGTTTCCGGTCGGGTTCGCGGTGCCGGCCGTGATATTGGCGGCCGTCCACTGAGCGCCGCCCGTCAGAGCGATGGTCAGGGAACCGTCGCGACCGAAGTCGATCACGGTGGTCGGGAAGCCTTCGCCCGTCACCGTCAGCGTGCCCGTCAGGAGCACCTGTGCGGCCATCCACTCCATACGGCGGGTCAACATGTCGATCTGGTCGTTGAGCTCGAACTCGAGGTTCATCTGTTCACGCACTTCCGGCGGGAAATCGCCACCGATGCGTTCGCCGATCATGCGCCGGACGGGCTTGCGCAGATCCGGCGCGCGCTTGTCCTTGATGTACGGCGGCTTGAACGTGTTCGTCTGGAAACGACGGCTTTCCACGAGCTTGCCTTCGACCAACGGCGAGCAGAACGGCGACATGCGGCGCTTACCGACGTCAACGTCGATGGACACGAATTCCGAGTCCTCCGCGATCATGTTCGTGAAGAACTTGTCGAGCAGCCAGCTCTGCGCCAGCTTCAGGTTCTGAACGACCTGGATCAGGGTGTTGGTGTCATAAATCAGATTTCCGGGCATTGCTCTCTCCGAGTTGTTAGCCCAAATGAAAAAGCCCCGCTCAGTGGCGGGGCTTCAACATCCGTTCAGGTTGCGAGTTAGCTCGGGTCAGCAGCCGAGACCGAGGATTTGAGGTGGATACCGAGCGGGCGAAGCGCGTCCTGCGCAGCAGTCAGCGTGATGCCCGTGCCGAGCGTCACAGCGTTGCTGTTGAATTCGCCCTCGAGGAAGACGCCAGCGATCACGTCGGCAGCGCTACCGTCGGCGTTGTCGGCGAGGATCGCCGTCGGCGTCTGGCTACCGTCGGACGAAGCCGACAGAGCGACGGTGTATTTACCGCTCGCGGTGATCTTGCCGAGCACGGCGCCGCGTACGAACGGGCCGCCGGTGATCGTGACGTTGCGCGTGACGATCTGCTTCGGACCGGCGATCAGCTGATCCGGTACGAAGGTTTGTGCCGTTACGGACGGCACTTGGGGGTTCTCCCCAACCGTGGTGACAGTCAAAGTCATCTGTGAATCTCCGTGATTGGGGAGGGGTTAAGCTTCGCCGCGGCGCAACTTGCCAGCCGCGAGGATTTGTTCAGCGAGCGATGGGGCCGCAGCAGCGGGCGCCGATGCACCGGGATTCGGCGTCACGACCTTCGCCATGCGTTCGTCGATCGACGGGCCGCGACGCGGCGACGGCGCAGCAGCCGCTGCCGAGCCCGCGCCGTCAACACGATCCGCCGCTGCAGCAGACAGAACACCGACCGCTTGAGCAGCGGTCATGTTCGTGTCGAAGGCGAGCGAGCATGCCTGCTTTACGCTGCCAAGCTTGATGCCTTCGGCGACGATGGCAGCGCAACGAACGCGCTCGCGCTGGCGAGCGGCACCGGCGCGGCCCGCGCGCTTGCCCTCTTCCTTGTCGTCCTTGTCGTCGGCTTCAGCGTCGGCATCGTCGTCGCCCTCTTCGGCGCGGCGCGCGTTTTCCTTTTCCTTCTCTTCCTCGGCCTTGCGGGCGGCCTCTTCGTCCTTGTCCTTCTCTTCCATGCGCTTGGCGTAGTCATCATCCGACTCGCCATCACGCTGCTTGCGGTCGTCGTCTTCTTCCGCACGTGCCGCGGCCGCACTGGGCATACCGAGGAAATGGGCGAACGGCATCGCGCTCGCGAGCTTCGAGAGCTTCATGTGTAACGTCCTTTGGAGGTGGTTTAGGCGGAGATCTGCTGGATCAACGCCCGAAACGCGGCATCTGGCGCCGCCACTTCGTCCGCAAGCCCAAGCGCGACACCCTTGTCGCCCATGAACGTCGCGGCCTGCGTATCCCGAACCGTGGCGGCTGAGATATTCCTGTTGCGGGCAACTGTTTCGACGAACAGTTCGCCCATCGTGTCGATGTCTGCCTGAAACCGCTTTTTAGCGTCGTCCGACAGGGGGATTTCGGAGTGCCCGTCAGCTTTCGTTTCGCCGTAGGTAATGAACGTCACCTTGATGCCGGCGCTCGTGAGAGCCTGCGACATATCGACATGCGCACAGATAACTCCGATGCTTCCGACGCCACCGGTGCGAGGCACATAAATCTTGTCCGCCGCGCTGGCGATCGCGTAACCGGCGCTGTACGCCGAATCGTTGAGAATCGCCCAGATCGGTTTCTTGCCGCGCAGACTGTAGATCGTATCGACGAGATCGAAGCATCCAGAGACTTCGCCTCCCGGCGTGTCCACGTCGAGCGCAATCGCGCTGACAGCGGGGTCGTCAAGTGCCATGAACAGGTTTTGACGAATGCCGTCATACCCGGTCATGCCAGAGTAAGGGCGCAGCGAGCCAAGCTTGTTGACGAGCGTGCCCTGCACTCCGATAACCCCTACAGGGCCGACCATGTCGTATCCCGTGCGCGGGTTGTTGCCCGGATCGGCGAATCCATAGTCATCGTCTTCCATTGCCATCGGCACGACAACCGACCCATCGAGCCGGCCGATCATCCCGATGCCGAGGCGCTCAGACAGTGCAGCAAGAACAATTTCCGCCTTTCGCGGGTGCAGCATCAGCGGCGTGTTGAAAACACGCTGCGCCAGCCGCGGTAGGAGATGGTTCATTGCGCTTGCGGTTCCTCTGTGACTTGCTGAGCCGGCGTGCCGGCCAGCGTCGACGGCAACGGCACGCCGCGGCTTTTGTAGTACTCGACCTCGATCGCACGCTGATCCGCGTTGTCGCGCCAATCGGTACCGGTCGCCTGGGCTGTTTCTTCCTCGAGACTGGAAATACCAGTCTCGATACCCAGCGCCTGCCCTTGCCGCTCTTTGAGCGGATCGACGTAACCGCGGCCCGGGCCAATCCACCATGCCCGCGTGTACGCCGCGCGGCCCGACATGAAGTCTGGGGCGCCGGCGGGCAGCGGCAACGCGTCAACATCGAACGCCTCTTCGATGAACGCCGCATAGATCGGCATTCCGAAGCCGCGCCCGAAGTCACTGCGGCGACGATCGAACGTTTTCCACGCCTCGAGCGCCGCCGCGCGGTACGAGCTGTAATTCACGTCAGACCAGTTCTGGCTGATCTGTTGAGCAGACATGCCGGTGCCAGCCGCGACGTTGCGCAACATGGCGTTCTCGAACTCGGCGAAGTTGCCTGCCGGCCGTGACGCCGCTACGGTGTTGATCGTCTCGCCAGGGAACAGGATCGGCAGCCGGGCACCGCCGAGTCGCAGCTCGTTCTTGTCGTGGAATTCAGCGCGCGCGTCCTGATAGCCATTGAGCGCCTCTTCCTCGCCGTCGCCGAGTGCCTCGCCGACAAGTTGCTTGTCAAACGGGCTCGTGACGTAGGCGCCGAAGATCGCATTGATGATCGCGGCGTCAAGCTCTGTGCCGTCGTACTTGATCAGCATCTTCAGGCGCTGCAGTACCGGCGTGAGAATGCCGGCACCGCCGCGGTGTTGCGACGCGCGGTCGAAGTCGTAGTCATGGACGATGATCGGGCGCCCCCAATCCGTCTCAGCCGGGATGCGTTCCCACGACACCTGCTTATTACCGCTGAACCAGTCGCCCTGGTGGGCCTTGCGTATGTGATACGCAACCGGAGCGCCGTCTTCGTCGATCTCGACGCCGCCGCGCATGATCTGCTTGTCGAAATTCTGCTGCGGGTTCGACAGTCGATCGGGGTCGATCAGTTGCAAAACTGTCGCATACCGCGCGCCTTTCTTCAGCCGCTGCGGCATCCACCGCAACATGCCGAGCGCGTCGCCATCGACGATCTTGTGCCGAAACGCGAGGCGCATCATCTGCGGAATCGTCAGCTTGCGCTGTGCATCGCAAAAGCGGCCGGGATCTTCTGACCACGTGCGCCAGCCTGCCTCGATGGCACGGCCAAATTCGTCGGCCCAGCGGTGATCGAACGTCTTGAGTCCGGTCTGAGCCTGCAACGCGCGATAGTCGGGCTTCGAGATGGGGCGGAAGTCCGCACCGATCACATTGTCGAGCGTGCGTGTGACTGCGGCCGAGGCCCAGCCATCGTTGCGCACGAGATCGCGCACGCGCGACACAATGCGGTCGCGATACGGATTCAGCTCACCGTCAGGCGACCAGAGAAACGGCTGCCAGTCGCGCATGTGCTGGCCACCCATGTCGGCCGCGTCATAGGCAACCTGGCTGCCGAAGCTGCCGGAACTGTTCAGCGCGAGCGCACGTCCCCCACGCGCAGGTAACGGCTGGCCGTCCGCGCCAAGGATCTGTACGGTCTGTTCGCTCATCGTCTTGAGAATGTCAGTCGAAGTGCTTTGCGGGGCGCTCTGACGATGCCGAGCTGCGCCTGCATAAGTTGGATTGCCGCGGCGAGTTGCGCAAGGTTCGCGCGCGTGTACGTCACGGACCGTGTCCCGTCACCCTGCGTGTACGAGAGCGATTCAGCCTGAGCGCCGGTGCTCAACTGGATATAGATCTGCTGCGCCTCCGCGAGAGAGGCATGCAGCGCGGTCTGATCCATTCCGGCCAGCAAACTGCTGTTCGGGTCAAAGCATGGCAAAGTAAATCTCCAATTCGTCAGCCGGCGAGCCGGCGAATCCGCGATTTCTTCGCGACAGCTTCCTGCTTGATGACGGGGCCGTCGGGCCGCGCCGGACGCGTGACACTGATCTCGTGCACCGTCGGCTCGACAGGTGCAGGCTCGATCAACTGACTCGGGTCAGCTTGCACCTGGTCAACGCGACGATTCAGCTTCAGGCCCATGTGCATCAGCCCGCACAGCGCCGCATATCCATACACCCGGATGTCGAGCGCTTCGTTCGCGCGTCCCGGCGGCAATTCCCAGACCCGGAACTTCTGTCCGTTAGCGATCTTCGTGACTGACCGTTCGGCGATGAGCTGCGCGAAGTAGTTGATGTCACGATCACTGGGGAAGTGCATGTACCCGGCTGGGTATGACACAACCCCGTTGTCTTCTTCCGGCTCACGGCGCAGACGGTCGCGTATTACGTCCTTCGCTGCATTGACGCCGATGATGACCGGGCGAAAGGTGGCTTTCGTTCGCGACGATGGCCGCTTCGTCGGCCAAACCGGCGAGCGCGCACCGCCGCGCGCCGACTCGCCCTTGATTGCCCACACGCGCCGACCGAGCCGCGCCTTCGCAAACTCGTAGACTTTCTGTGTGTGGTGACCGCCAGAATCGATGCAGGCAGCCATGACTTCAAAGCCACGGCCGTCGGCACGGCGCCAGACCCGCTTCAGATATGCATCAACGCGCGCCCACAGTTCAACGCTCTCGGGATCGCCCTCGAAAACAGCGTGGTCGACCGACCAACTCTCTTCGTTGCGGCCCCACGCTATGGTTTCCGCTTCGACGCGATCGTCCTGCACGTCAAGGCCGGCAGTGAGAACGCCAGCACCGTCGGGCACCTCTGCCGACCAGACTTCTGTTCGAGCAGCAAGACGCGCCTCGCTCAGCGCGCGATCGCCGCGGTCCTCGTATGGCTCGCCGAGCACCAGGTTGATGAACGTCTGGCGCGCGAGCGGGTCATCCTTGACGCGCAACCACTCTGCGACGAGGTTTGACCAGCACGCATTGGGGAACAGGCTATAGCCGGCCCAGATGTGAAAACCGGCGTGCCCGCTGAACGGCTTGGTCGCACGCCATTCGCCGCCCGCGACCATGTCGGGCTTGTCGACCTCATTGATGATGCAGCCGTTGTGACGGCAGACGTAGTAGACGGTCTCCGGCAATCCATTGCCGTGCTCGTCCTTGTCCCACTTCATGCCGTGCGGCGTATCCGGACCGCCCCACTCGAGCACCTGGCGCTCGCCGCAGTGCGGGCACCTCACGAAGAAGTAGCGCTGATCGCTCTCCGCGAAGCTCTTTTCGATCCGGCTGTAGCCCTTGACCGTCGGCGTCGAGCCGAGAACGATCTTGCGGTTCCAGAAGGTCTCTGACCGCTTCGTGCCGAGCGCGATCTGATCGCCTTCGTTACCGGCGCCGTCGACCGGGTAGGCGTCCACCTCGTCGAACATGACGACGCGCGACGTGATCCGGCGGAAGCCAGCCGGGCTGTTCGCGCCGACCAGTGTCAGGCTGGAGCCGTTCTTGAAGGTCTTCGCCAGGATCGTCTGATCGCTGTTCTTGGCCTTCTGATCGCCAGCGATCGACGCGAGCACCGGCGTGTCGCGCAGCATCGGCGCGATTTCCGTCTTCGAGTAGCTTTCCGCATCCTCGACGCGGGGCTGGACCACTAGGATCGGCGACGGATCCTGATGGATGAAGTAGCCGACGGCATGGTCCATCAGCTTCGTGTAGCCGACGCGTGCCGACTTCATGACGCTGATTTTCTCGACCGATGGATCGGTCACGGCATCCAGCATCCCTCGCTGGTAGCCAAAAGCTCGAAAGCGGCCCGTCTGTGCGCTAGTCTCGCGCGACAGCACAGCATACCGTTCCGCCCATTCGCTCAGGGTGAGCTTCGGAGGCGGTAGCAGGTTCTCCCGGCGAGCGGTGAGCAGCCCCGCATACAACGCGTCATGCCCTCGGGCGTAGCGCCGCGCGTTATGTTGGGTTGCCAGCTCCGTCACGGGTTAGCTCTTCGAGTGCTTCTGTGATGATCTCCTGCAACGTGTCCTGCAATTCGGCAGGTGTCTTACACCGGTGTAGGCGCGGGGCCTGTTCTGCGGGAATCGACAGCAGGCGTGTTCTGACCTTGGCATACTCGGCACCGACCGCCTTCGCCACCTCGGTGACGTCGACGACCAGACCGGAATCTCGGTCGTACTCGAGCTGAGCCATCAGCCCGAGATAGTTCTCTTTGAAGCAGCGCGCTTCGTCGAAGTCGAGCAGCTCGACAGCGCCGGTGAGAATCCGGCCGGCAGCATCGTCAGCGCTCTCGCCGGGCGCGAGTGTTACCTCGCTCGCCACCTGGGTAACAGTTTTGCGTTTGTTACCCTGGGGCGCGTGGGTAACACTTTGGGTAACAGCCGGCGCGCCGTCGCGGCGGTATCTTTTCAGGTTCGCGTTGGACGCATCGACGTCGATGTCATCGCCCGCAAACACAAGCCAGCCGCGCTCTTTCCACTTTGTGACGGTCTTTCGACTGACGTCGTGAAGTGCCGCGAACTCGCTCTGATTCATCGCTCGGGTTTGTTACCTGTTACCCAAATTTCAAAAGTTTGGAGCTAGAGAAAGATCGCGCGAGCGCAGTGCCCCCGGAGCGGAAAGGGCGAGGGGGACCCGCCACATAGTGGGACAACCACCCATCCCCAAGAGCCCCCCCATCCTAAGCGCCGCGCGGCCCAAGATGGTCACCCCAGTTTCGCCGTCGCGATCGCCCGCGCCATTGCTGCTTCGAACTCGACCGCGAAGAACTCATCAACGGTCTCGAACGCTCGCTCGCCAAACTCCAAGTGCTGCTTGACCGGGCGGGCGTCGCCGAATCGGACAAGCAACTTTAGATGCCCTGTCTTATTGATGCCGCGCAGTGCGACGCCGCGCTTGCCGCGCGTCTTCACCGCTTGAACGGCAGCGGGCCGTTGCCACACACCACCGATTGATTCGCCGCTCTTCGTCTTGACAGACCCGATGAACACATCTGGCCGACCTTGAAAGCGCTTGAGCGCTGCCCTACTGAAGTTGCCGTACTGGTTCAGCAACGTCATGTCCTTCGGATTCAGCCAGGTCTTACCCGAACCGATGAGCTTGTGATTGCCGCCGAACTCGTAAGGCGCGAGGTATGCCGCCGCGATGTCCTTGATGAACACCACCGCCTCAAGATTGGTCTTGCGAGCGCCCTTCACTGCCACTGAATTGACCGTGAACGGCGTAGGCCGGTCGAATACCTCCGGCATCGCCTTCTTCTCAGCGTCCTGCACGCGTCGGGCTATGGCGGTAAGCGCCTGCGCCGTCGCGAATGGCAGTTGCTGCTTCTCAAGCTGGCTAAGCGATCGCGTCAACTTCTGCAGGTCAGCGGAGACGCTGATCGCGAACGAAGACATGAACGCCTCAAATAAAAAAGCCCGCACTTGAGCGGGCGAATCCGACGACTCTCATCGCGGAGGAGACGGGTTGAAGGCTAATGCTCGCAGCCCGCATGGCGCAGTGGCCGTCTATCGACGCGCGCGGCTGGTTGCTTCACCCTCATGTTTGGCGGCTTGCTGCAGGATTCAAACTCTGCAATACGCTAGTCCTCCGGCCTCCCGGCCGTCTAGCTTTGCCTTTCGACTTTCAGCGTCTATCAATTCCGCCAAGCAAGCCGCCAAAGATCAGGGTCAATGGTGAACGCCGAATGCCGCCTGCGCCGCTTCAGAAGGCGTCAGGCCGGAAATGTAGTAGCCGTGGAGCATTTCGTGTTGGCCGGCAGTCGGCCGCCATGGCGGAACGATCAGGCCTGCAACAACCGCTTCGTCGACAGTGGTTCGTGTCCATTCGAACAGCATTGCCTGCTCAGCTTCGCTCATGTCTTCCATGTCGATCTCCGAGCAGAATTGAAAAAACCCGCTGTCTTTCGACTAGCGGGTTTTGGGCGCATCTTTCCACCGACAATCTTAGTTCATTCGAAAAAGGTGCGCAAGCGATTTCAATTCAAACGGCAACATCTCCGATACTCCTGTGACAAACGCCACAGCCGAAATCAGCGCCACTACAATGATTGCGCGCTTGTATCCGACCGGCTCCAGGTTGCTCATATCCGCCGTCGTGCCGCTTCCGTCAAAGAACGAATCAAGGCGCTTCCGAAAGCGCCTCATACCTCTTTCGTTCATGTCGAAACCCATGTACAAGCAAACGAATGCCAGAAACAACCCTATTAGAAACCACTTCGCCGCGGTCATCGGATCGGCGCCTATCAACGTTGTCCCCAATCCCGCTAACGTAGCGGCACCCGCAAGGCCGGCTCCATTGATGATCGCCAAGTGTTTGATGCACTCGATAGCCCACTCATTGGTTGTTTCCGCTGCGAGGTGCATCAAGTTCATGTAGGCATCGCGTATCCACGCTTGGCCCTCTGGCGGCATAGCCGCAAATGCGACTCCCGGTTTCACTTGTTCTTTTTTCTTAAACATCCTCCAGCCCCATTTTTGCCTTAATAGCCGCCCGGTCGCGATTCCGCCGAGCGAGCGCCACAACGTGATCCGTCGGCAGCGACCTGCCAATCGTATTGGCAATTTCCTGGGTATGGTCGACCGTAGTTGGTGGGCTGGCTCTCATCGTCAGCACCACCACCGCCTCCTCCGCTCTTCTTCGCGACGAGCACGACAGCGGTTACGACTAGCGCCGCCGCGGTAACCGCTTGGGCTGCATGTACGCGATTGATGCATTTCTGGTAGTCGGAGCTGTTGTTGCACCAGCTCGCGCAGCCGGTCAGAGACGTCACCAGCATCCAGACCGGAATATGTCGTTTCATAACCGGCTTTACGGCAAATCTTTCAATTTCTTTAGTCTATCTGTGCTACGCCGCGCGCCTCACACCGGTCCTACTTTGCCCCGGTATGCCTCATCGGCTTTCGAGACGATAAGGTGCGCGGGTACGCAGTAGAACAGAACGACGACTGCGAGAAGAAACTGGCCGTAACCGATCGGAAGCGCGAGGCCGGCGATGGTCGAAGCACCTGCAAAGAATTGCGAGAATCGCGAGCGCTTTCGCGGCGTAACCTTGACGTCGAGCAATACCGACAACCACAGCAATACCCCGATTGCGCCGTTGAACCAGATGAGGAACACGGCGAAATTGTGCGCCGTTTGATCGCCAGAGACGAGCCAGCGTACGAGGATTACGACGAACAGAATGCTTGCGAGAATTCCGAACAGACGTTTGATCATGCCGACTCCATAATTTTTACGAGGTTGCGAAGGACAAGCATCGGCAGAAGCACCTGCTTCGCCGACTGGTAGACGTGGTGTTGGCCAAGTACACGGGTGCTGCCCCAGACTTTGTGGCCGCACTCCTTGTTGCGCATGCTGGTGCTGATCGCCGCGCGCATCTCGGCTGTCAGTTCGCGACGGTGCGAAAGGTCATCCATGACGGTGTCGACCTGAGCTGCAAGCTGGTCGTCGACCCAGTCATAGGCCTCTTCGGCAAGGTCGTCGGCACTCGACGGTGCATCGTAGTTGCGGCACGTGTGGTCTTCTGGGCGATAGAAATGTGCGAGCACTTCCGCATGCGACTGGCGGATTTGCCAGCGATACCAGTTCGAGAGCAGTTCTTCGATTTGTTGGCTTTGATCCAGCGTCATGGTCACCCCGTCAGAATATTTCTTGCACCGCTGCATTTCGTAGATGTCCGTCGAAGCCTTCTGGACACCGATGCTGCACACGTATTTCCGTGTCCCTGACCAGCGACTGCATTCCAGTTGCTCGCAGCCTAGGCAGGTCGCTTCCTGCCTCTCTTCCAGCACGATCGCCGGATCGCGCGCGTCGCGCCAACACGCCCTCATACACATCCCACCGATGCGCGGTACTTCGCGTAGGGCTTGCGGATGTGCTGATCGAACTTGGCGCGGGCTGCGGCGTCGTGATCGAGCAGCGCGCGGCTGCTGACACCGCATACGGCACGGATGAAGCCGGCAGCGTCCCGAGCGCCATGGCAGGGGTTTTCCTGGATCAGTGCGACCCAATCCCAGAACGCCTGTTCGTTCGACCACATGCCGGCCAGCTTGGCGAGTTCGCCGCCTTTGAGTCGTATCGTCGTGCTCACATGACCACCGTGAAGTGAATGCCCCAGTGCATAAGCCAATCCACCAGTGCGGTGCGCAGTTCGGCACCGCGCGGGAACGGAAATTCGATCTGGATGCGGCTGTCGCTCAGAACATCGATCTGTCCGCACAATGGGCAGCCGTCGAAGGCAATGACCTTTGCTTTCGTGACGCTGTCGACGTGCTGGCTGCTCGACGCGGTCAAGACGTCAGGGACGTCGGCGTATTGGATGTATGCGTGTGCGCTCATCGGGTTGCCTCGCGCATCGTCATGAAACACCCGAGCCTCCCCGCGTATCCGGACATGTCGACGATGATCTTGATCGGCGCATGCCGGTTAGCGGCATACCAATCGGCCGTGATGTTCTCTTTGGCCCAGCAGTTGAGCGCAAAGGCTTCGAGCTCGGATTCGGGGGAGACACTGAGCGTCCCGTCCGCGAGAATTGTTGTCTTCACGATTCCATCCCCCTAACGTCCCACTCCGAATCACCACTGGCGAGAAACGCCGCCAGCGTCTTTCGATGCGTGTTCGCCCATACCTGCACGCGAATCGTTCCGTCCTCGTTGAATCCCCCGACCGACACATGAGGCCTCAGCTCATCGGGGATCTCGATGTCCGCCCAGATATACCCACGGCCCACCCCACGGTAATAGTCCGTGCGCTCCGGTCCATACAGCTTGGTGGCCGTGAACCACGCGCCGTGATATTGCGATGCCCGGTTTCCACGCAAGCTGCGCGTCGTCTTCAACGGCAGATTCACAAACAACTGCATTACGCTGCCTCCTGCATTTCCAATCCCATCTTTCTCGCGCGACGCGGCTCCCAGCGCGCAAACCCTGCATCGAATCGAGCGAACTTTTCTTCGCGCGGCGCCGGACCCTGATCGAGCCACTGATGACACAACATGCAGCCCGGCAACGTCCGCTTGTGATTTGCTTTCAGTCCCATGCCCTTCCCCGCGCTCAGCCGGTTGTCGTGGCATGGCACAACCGTCGGATCTGCCCAGTCGCACCGCGCACACTTCACATTCAGGTAGCAGGGCTCGCCTCGACATGCCGCCAGATACTTCGAGCCCTCGGCGACCGTGACACGCTTCTTCTTCGTCTTGATCGCCGCCTGGCGCATCAGCGTCTGGGTGTGAAACGTCGTCTTTAAGGCGTCCGTCTGCTTGCGCTTGAAGCCGGTCCGCTTAATCGGTGCCGAGCGCTTCATGCAGCTACCCAATCCTCGCCAACACAGACCACCGCCTCACGGGACAGAACCGGGAATTCGCCGGTAAGCCCAACCAGATGCGCGGCCTGATAGACGCGCAGCCCAAGATCGCGCATGAGGTTGTGCTCGATGGGCGCGCCGCGCGACTGCTCCCAGCCCGGGAGGAGCGCGATACCATCGCAATCGATCGCATGCTTGATGTCGACACGCATGCATGCGAGCCAGTCACCATCGTTTCCCTCGTTGAGTTCAGCCGGATTGACGATCTTGAACCCAAGCGCACGCAGGCGCGCCGACTCAGCGGCAAATGCCGGCTTGTTGAATTCCGGATAGCCCGTCATCGGGCCAGCGAGATATAGCTTCATGCGGCCACCTGCATCACGAGGGTTGCGAATGGGTTAAAGCGACCATGGCGCACGCGCATACGCGCAGCAGACTCTTTCTGCGAGACATGAGCGGGCTTCGGGTTGGGCCGCGGCGCATCCGGTGCGTTGCCCAACGCCCAGCAGGCTGCCGGATCGCCAAACGTTGCCTTGCGGAACCAGCCATCAATCCGGAATACCGTTGAATGCCCGGCGCGCAGCACCTTGTGCACCTGGCGAATCGTTGCACCAGTCGCGGCAGCCAACTGATCCGCGCGTTGCGGTGAATCTTTCTTGAGCGCCGCCTCAATCGCCGGCTTGACGTAGGCATACCCAATGCGACCGGCCCTCCCGCGCTTTCCAGAGATCCCCAATCGCTGAGCCTCTGAACGTGCGGCGTCGTATCCATGGCGCGGCAGACGCTTCATACCGACCTTGATTGACGTATCGCTTGCCCAGATTTCACGAAGGATCGCGCGCTCTTCGTCGGACCACTCGACGTGGTTCGAGAGCGCCAGCCCCAACTTCGAAGCGCGGCACTTCGCCGCATTCCATTCGCGACCCGGCAGGCGATGCATCTGCGAGATCAACGTCACGTCGCTCTCAGCGACATCACGAAGCACTGCGTCTTCCTCTTCCGCCCATTTACGACCGCCCATTTACTTCACCTCCTTGATCGTGATGCCGCGCGCGGCCATCAAGCCGCCTGCTTGTCCAATTCCTGAACACGCACCTCAACGCGCGGCTCAGTTCCGTACTTCTTGCTCGCGGCCACCTCGATGACCTGCGAGTCGTCCTCGTAGACAATGCCGTTCATGCCGTCCTTAATCGCCTTCAGAACGTTGTCGACGTCAGGTGGGTTGGTCGCGGCGATCACCTCGATCCGCGCGAGCGTCTGCCGCTTCTTCGGCCAGCTCGCCGGGATCGGCAGGAAGATCGCCACGTAAAGAGAAACGGGGCGGCCGAAAGGGATCGTTCCGCGCATCGCGGCGCCGGCTTCGGCCTGAACCTTGCGCTCGTACTCTTTGGTGGCCTTAGGGGTATGCATGCGGATGCCGGTCGGCGAGGAAAACGCGCGCGGCCGCCCCTTCGGCACAGGCACACCGGGCACGACGAACTGAACAAATCTCACCAGGTTCGGCTCATGCACGACCGCGCTGGCGAAGTCATCGATCTCGGGCACGTCATCATTCCGGACGCGCAAAGACTCGCTGCTCACCGTGGCCGTGCCGACCTTCGTCGTGCCTTCCGGGTAGCGGAGAGCGCTCGATCGGCTCGTCATCCGACCACCTCGTATGCGGCTAAGTCCTGCGTGCGCCAGGCCTCGGCTTCTTCGGGCTTCCCGAGAGCGCCCTCAACACGTCGCCGGGCACACATGGCCGAGCACTGCCGCAACGTGATTGCGACGGCGCCGTGCCGCAAGGCAATTTCCCGCTTGCTCTGTGCAATGTCGAAGTGCTCACGAGCCGTCCCGGCACGCTGGATCCATTTCGGCTGCACGCCAATAAGGGTGGCCATAGCGACCAACTCTTCGGTCGTGTCGGCGACCATGTGGGACATCTTCATGCGGCCGAGTTGTCCCATCGGGTACAGGTACATGTCGTCTACATAGACCGTCACGCGGCCTCCGCATGCGCAACCTTGTCGCGCGGGATGTCGTTGAAGTAGCCGTACAGGGCGTCGTACTGCTCATCGCCGAAGCGCGCCGCGTCGCGAAGCATGTCTTCCATCCATTCGCCCGGGCCCGCCGCCTTCACCACACGCGCCTTGAAGCGCATGAAGACCTCACCGTCTTTCTGGGTCACCCCGAGCTGCTTAGCGCGCTCAGCGACACCGGCATTCGACTTGTGCCAGTCGCCGGCTATCGCCGCGCCCGTGCCACCGACTGCAGCCAACGACTGGGGCTTCACCGGGAACAGTCCGGTCCAGCCGCGCAGCACCGCTTCTTCGACGCTGACCTCGGGGCTTTGGCCTGCAGCGGCGAGCATTTCCAGCTTCTTGATCGACACGCGGGCCGCCGGTCTCGTCCAGGGCGCATCCTTCGATTTCGCCTCGCGGTGTTCGCACCACATGTCCCACACGGCGAACGGGATTGCGGCAGGCAGTTCGATGTTCAAAAGTTCTGCATGCAACGCAACTCGCGGCGCTCGCCGCGCAGGTTGGTGGTTCCCTGATGGTTCCTCTGGTGGTTCATGGTGAATCGGGTGCAACCCATTGCACCCTTTAGCGAAACCCATTGCACCCTTTGCGTCGTCCGTTGCACCCTTTTCTGTCGTCCGTTGCACCCTTTTTTTGGGTGCAAGCGTTGCACCCTTTGAGCCAGACGAAATGGGTGCAATTTCTGCACCGTTTATCCAGTCAGGGTTGATGCGGTATTCGCACGCGCGACCGCGGCCGCCGCCGGCATTTGCGACCTTGATCAGCCAGCCGCTCTTCACCATGCCTTGGATCTGGTACTGAACCGCGCGCGGCGAACGACGTACCTTCTCGGCCATCGTGTCGATGCTCGGGAAGATGTGCTCGCCGTTGTCGTCGCAGAAGTCGGCCAGCTTCAATGCCAGCAGTAGCTCGTGATCCTCGCCGGGATAGCGGTCCCACACCATGGTCTGGATCTTGATGCTCACGCTGCGGCCCCCAGCTTCACGCGGTACAGGTTCGTGCCGTCACGCGCGACGATCTCGACCAGTCCAGCCGCCTCGAGCGCCTTGATCTGCGTGCGAACGGCAGACGCGGACAGACCGCATTTGGCTGACAACACGCGGACGGACGGAAAGCACTCGCCGGTTGATTGAACTGCGGCGTCGGCGAGCGCCATCAGCACGATCTTCTGTGCTGCGCGCAGATCCTTCTGCCAGGCGAGGTTGACGAGATGAATGCTCATAGGATACTCAGTGGCCGCACGGCAGATCGCCGGTCAAGGTTTGGATGGCGCCGCAAGACAAGCAGGTCTTACGGCCCTGATGGGTCGGCGTTAGGCCGAATGCCACCGCGATCTGACGATGCATGTGCCCCTGGAAGGCGGCGAAGGTGTTGTCGCCACTCCACGGGTCGCCTTCATGCAGGACGATTGATTGCCCAAGGCGTTCGGTTTCCTCGTAACGCTGGAGCATTTCGAGCTTGTTCATGCGGTTTTCCGGCGAACGGGATTGATGGTGATGCCGCTGATGCGGCATTTACGCTCGGGGCCGAACTCGATCACGCCGTCTTCGCGCATCTTGTTGAGGCGAGCGGAAATCGAGCTTTTCTGAATACCGGTTCGCTCGACCAGCTCACACATGGAAAAGTCGTGACCGGGCACGATCGCGTTGAAGATCGTTTCGCGCTGGGTTACCGAGAACAGCGGAACCTGCTCGTAAAACGAGGCAACCGCCGTGTCTTGCTGAGCAATCTTCATGATGGGCTCCGGTAGGAGTACTAAATCGGGACATAAGACGCCTGGCTCGCAAGAGGCTTATGTGTCGATTCAACCCATTTAATGCGCCGGCCGGTCCCCGGCTTGTTGCACTGCCCTACTTCGTCCCCTCATGTCCCTTTTTGGGACGCGCTTCAAATGCAATTACCAACGGATGTGAGTACCCGTATGCACTCTTGAGAACGTGATACCCCAGCAATTCAGGTGTCGAGACGCCCGCCGATGCCGCGCGTACCGCCAAATCGGCCGCTTCGGGTGCAGGAAGCTCAACAACGAGGCTGGTATTGCGTTGCGTCATGCAGCCACCCGCGTCCCACTCTGGGACGGATTGACACTGCGTCCGATCAGGTTCGATGGCAAATTTCCAACCGTGCCAAACAACAGGAGATCAGCCATGCGGGACAAAGCTGCCGAATCGCTCTCGATGCCATGCAATGCCTTGAAGGCCTGCATGCCGTCATACGTGCGATCCGAAAGCCGTGTCTTCACTTCATTTCTAAACTCGGTGCGGCGAGACATTTCTTCCTCCTTTTCAAAACAACTACCCATGAAACTGGTGAGCACCTGCGACCGTGTCAGAATTGCGCTTCCACACGACCAACCCCTCAACAATCGAGGCGCTCATGACCTTCAGCATGGACAACCATTCACTCGACATTCCCTGCGGGAAATGTGGCAAGAAATTCAAGGAGACGATCGGACGGTTGAAGCGCAATCCGAAACTCACCTGCGGATCCTGCGGGGCCGTTACCAACGTCGAGACAGACGAGCTCAGAAGGGTCGAGCAGTCCATCAAGAAAGCGTTGGACGGAATCGGGAAAGGCTTTGGAAAGCGTTGACAGATTGGCAAGCGCGTCAAGAATCGGCGCGCTTTCCGGGATCAGCCGTATGGAAAGATCAGGCATTACGAACCTCTTGTTCAAGCGTTTCGAGCCCGGCATTGATCACTACGGCATATCCATTGCGCTCAGCGCTCACACGCTTCAGCGACTCGTCGCACGAAAGCAGGATCGCAGGCCGGATCAGCCGCAGTACAAATCGCGCATACAGTTGTTTCATCTCAGATCACCATCCGCGCAGACTTGCTGTTCTTGTTGGTGCCGCCAACGGGCGGCTGAACATCGTCGGAGGCCTGCATACGCTTCAGCTCCAGCAGGTCAACCAAAAACAGTTCCGGGTGAGCGAGCTTCACGTCAGACGGAATGCCGCGCTTTTTCCAGTTCTGGATGCGCTGAACACCGCCAGCCGTCTTGTCGTAGCCCAAAAGCTCAGCGAGCTTTGCGGGGCCTCCAAGACGGTCAATGGTTTGGCGGTCAGACTCGATGTCGACGGAGTGTTTGCTCATAGTGGCTTTATTAAACACTATGTTTAAGAAAAACGCAAACACTACGTGTAACAACATTTTGTTTACTTGTGCAAACATCCACGACATGCCGAAAAGAAAGATCCATGAAACGGCCGCCCGGCTCCTCGAGGCGGCCAAGATCCTGAAGGGCGCTGAAGGCCCTTCGGATGTCGCACGTCTATTGGGGGTTTCACCGCAACAAGTCACCAACTGGAAGTCGCGAGGCGTATCTACGGAAGGGATGCTGGACGCGCAGCGGCTGATTGGATGCAGCGCCACATGGCTGCAGACCGGCGAAGGAGAGATGATTGATGCATCTTCCAAGCATATTTCGGCGGATGTGGATTTAGCGGTTAGGGAGAAAACACAGCGTGTAATCGCCGGTTTGTTGCCGGCCGAGAAAGGTAATGTGTTCCCCTGGGAGGAAGAGGCGGATCTCCCGGACGATCCGGAGCGGGTCTGGATAGACCGCTTTGACTATCATTTCTCGGCGGGGTCTGGCTTGATACAGTGGGAAGTTAGAGAAAAGCATTCGCTTCCCTTCACCAGGTCGTTTTTCAAGGCGAAGGGCGCGAGGCCAAAGGACTGCAAACTGCTGATGCTTAGAGGCGACAGCATGGAGCCGTGGGCAGAGGACAAAAATATGATCATGGTCGACACGTCGTCGACTCGGATCATGGACGGAGAGAGATACGCGATCTATTTTGAGGACGAGCCCTTGGTCAAACAGATATTCAAGGAAGCCGGCGGCGCTATCCGCCTGCACTCGTACAATGCAAAGTACCCGGACCGACTTGTGACGCCCGACAAACTTGACTATGTGCATATCGTCGGACGCGTGATTTATCGCTCCGGCTGACAGCCGTCCAGACGATGTGAATCCTGAAGAGCCCGCCCTGAGCGGGCTTTTTTTCGCCCGCGCGAACAGCTCAGTTACAAATTCGAGGAAAAAATTAAACACAGTGTTTGACATGAGCATAAACATGGTGTTTAATTCATCTCAAGCGCAGACCACTGCGCCAGCGTGACAAGCGGGCTAAGCGTTGCGGATTCCAGCGAGTCCTCAGTACTTAGCCCGCATCTCACCACCTTCCAGATTCTTGGAGTGAGAGATGAACGTCAGAAAAGCCATGCATCGCGCTGCAACCAAAAGCCTCGACGGCCATTGCCGTTTCGTCGCGCAGCTCGGCCGCACAGTCGTAGTTCTCTCCCTATCCGATCTGGCCCATTGTCCGAAGGCGCGTATTCAGGTTGCCTTCGCTCGCGGAAAAGAAGTTTTGCCGCGTTGACGGGAGACATTCAGATGGCAACCCTACACGCACCAGCGCCGCGCTTCACCGAAGCAACGCGGACCGCCAACGAAATCGATTACTTCACCGACGGCGGCATGACCGATGCCGAGCTCGAACAGTACGCGCGCCGAACGACGAAGCGCCCCCTGCTCTCCTTCGCGATTCTCGCGGCCTCGCCGTTCATCGTCGAAGGCCTCTGCCGGCTGTTCGGAGCGTGGTGATGCGCGATCTCAAATTCTGCCTGCGTATGTGCGCTGCCTTTGTCGTCATCGTAATGATCCTCGGCATCGCTCAGAAATGGGACGACGCCCAAACCGAACACGTTCGCGTGTCGATGCGTAACACCTGATCCCGGAAAAGCTCACCATGAACAATTTCATGATTTCTCAGTTAGTACTGCTACTTATCGTGGCGTTCGTGTGTGGCTGTTTCGGGTTCATCCTGGGCAGCTTTTGCGCGACCAGTGCAAACGCAGACCGCAACGATCCGTTCGGAGCGCGTGATTTCGAACACGAGTCTGACGCGCCCTACCCGCGTCTCTGGGATTAACCGGTCCAGCAGCCTCCCAGGCTGCGGCTTTGTGGGTGCTGCCCCGGCCCACCTTTTTAAAAGGATTGCCATGCAACAAGTTCAGCTTCCCCCGCTCGCAGAAGGCGAAATCTATCTCGGCGGCTTCGTAAACGCAACCGGTGATGTGACGCACACCATCCTGCTGCCCGGCGACAACGACGATGCATCGTGGCAAGCCCAGATGGATTGGGCGAAAAGCATCGGCGGCGACCTGCCGACGCGCGCCGAACTCGTGATCGCCTACGAGCAGCATCGCGACCAGTTCAAGAAGACCGTCTACTGGTCGAACACGCCCGACAGCGACCCCGGCTATTCCGGCTGGGCCTGGTGTCAGTACTTCGACGACGGCGATCAGCTCTGCACCCTCCAGTACAACGAGTTCCGCGCCCGCGCCGTCCGCAGATTGTCCATTTAACCCTTTGCCCATTTACAACGGAGCACCGCAATGACCATCACGCTCGAAGCCATCGAAGCCCAGCATGCCCGCGTCGCCGAAATGATTGCGGCGTTCAGGGCTCAACCGCTCGCGACCGAGTATCGCGTTGACGCCGTCACGATCCCGCTCGCTCCGGGTGAGCGCTACGCCGGCATCATGCTTGGCGAAGACGGCACGCCGTCGCACCACCTGATCCTGCTGCCCGGTGATGTCGACGATGTCTCGTGGTCGGCTGCGAAGGACTGGGCGGCCGAGCAAGGCGGCGGACTGCCGACTCGACGCGAGCAATCGCTGCTCTTCGCGAACCTGAAAGGCGAGTTCGAAGAGCGGGCGTACTGGTCGGCCGAGGCGCATGAATCGGAGGCCGACTGGGCCTGGTGTCAGTACTTCATCCACGGCAGTCAGGGCTACGGCCCCCAGGACGACGAGGTCCGCGCCCGCGCCGTCCGCAGATTTATTCCTTCGGTAATTTGATTATTTAATCCACCGTGGCCCTGCACACCCAACTCCCCATTTATCGAGCGGCATATACGCTGCTCGACAGCGTCACCGACATGGTCAAGAACATGCCGCGCGACTTCAAGCGCTCCATCGGCGAGAAGATCAGCGCGGAATGCATCGAAATCATGGTTCTGGTGTTTCGCGCGAATGTCGCCGTCGACAAGTCGTCGCACCTGACCGAGTTGCTCGAACGCCTTCAGGTGATCGAACTGCTCTTGCGCCTCGGCATGGACAAGCGCCTTATCTCGCGCGCTGCGTATGCCGGGTCCGTCGAGCAAACGACCAGCATCGGGAAGCAGGCCAACGGGTGGAAGAACGCCTCACATCGCCCGCTTCGTGGAGGTCAAGGCCACCATGACTGAGCGATCAATCAATCTGGTCGTGCCGCTGGCTCACGAGGCCACCGCCATGCGCATCGCAGATACCGGCCGCCAGTGTGTGGCACGGTCTGGCGCAGTTTCCCAACTGAGCAATCGGTCGGGCGACGTAGATAGCACGATATTTCCGGCTGGGCCTGGTATCAGAACTTCAACAACGGCAATCAGAACTACAACCACCAGAACAACGAGTTCCGCGCCCGCGCCGTCCGCAGATCGAGAAACGCTTTCGTTCGCCGAACTGGTCGAGGCCTATCTCGACTGCCGGCGCACGAAACGAAACAGCAATGCAGCACTCGCGTTCGAGCTTCGGCTCGAGCGCAACCTGCGCCGACTCTTCGACGAACTGGTGTCCGGCAGCTATTCGCCGGGCCGCTCGAAGTGTTTCGTCATCACGCGACCGAAGCCGCGCGAGGTATGGGCGGCAGAGTTTCGCGACCGCATCGTGCATCATCTGCTTTACAACCGCATCGGCCCGCGCTTCGAGAAGTCGTTCATCGCGGACTCGTGTGCCTGCATCCCGGGCCGCGGCACGCTGTACGCAGCGCAACGCCTCGAGGCGAAGATCCGCAGCGTTACGCAGAACTGGTCGCGGCCCGCGTATTACCTGAAGTGCGATCTGGCGAATTTCTTCGTGAGCATCGACAAGCAGATTGTGCTGGACCTGTTGCTCGCGAAGATCTGCGAGCCGTTCTGGGCCGCGTTGACCGAGCTCGTGCTGATGCACGATCCACGCACCGACTTCGAATTCCGGGGTGATCGCACTTCGCTCGAACGCGTTCCGCAGCACAAACGCCTAATGGAGCAGACCTCAGATCGCGGCCTGCCGATCGGCAACCTGTCGAGCCAGTTCTTCGCCAACGTCTATCTGGATGTGCTCGACCAACGCGCGAAGCACCACCTCGGCACCCGGCACTACATCCGGTACGTGGACGACTTCATTTTTCTGCACGAGTCGCGGGCATGGCTGAACGCGGTACTGGCCGACATCACCGCGTTCCTGCCTGCCCGCCTTGGCGTACAGCTCAACCCGAAGAAGACGATCCTACAGCCGATCGCGCGCGGCGTCGACTTTGTCGGACACGTCATCAAGCCCTGGTCGCGCACGACGCGGCAGCGGACGGTCAACGAAGCTGTCAGCCGCGTCGGCAGAGTCGAGCCGGCAGATTTCCTCGCGGTATCGAACAGCTATTTCGGTCTGCTGGGGCAAGCGCCGAGCAGCCACTACGACCGCGCGACGCTGGCGAATGCAGTGCGCCGACGCGGCCACGCCGTCAACCGCGATCTGACCAAAACCTATCGAGGCAGCAAATGACCGTCAAAGAACGTCCGATCCTCTTCAGCGGCCCGATGGTGCGCGCTCTGCTCGACGGAAGCAAGACGCAGACGCGCCGCGTCATGAAGAAGCAGCCGTACATCAGTCGTACGAATCCGCCGCAGTTCAGTGACGTCGAGGTCGGCGATCTCTTCATTTGCCCCGACTACTGCCCGACCACGCCGGTTCGCGGCAGAGTCATTGCCGAATGCGAGAGCATCGGCGCGTATCACTGCATGGGTCAAAAGACGTTCGCGGAGAAACACTCGCCCTATGGCGTCCCCGGAGACCGTCTGTGGGTGCGCGAGAGCGGCGTAATCAGCAAGCTTCGCGGCACGCTGGAGAAGCCCGGCCTGTTTCGCCACGATGTCCCGACGACGCCGACTATCGGGCACTACTGGGTCGAGGAAACGCGATCGACCGGCGCCAGCTACAACGTCGCCGGCTGCCCCCGCTCGTCTGCGCTGTTGAGCTATGGCGCCAAGGCATGCCCGTCCATCCACATGCCGCGCTGGGCGTCGCGCATCACGCTCGAAGTCACTGGCGTGCGCGTCGAGCGGTTGCAGGACATTAGTGAGGCCGATGCGGCCGCCGAGGGCGTCGAGAGTCTGCGCAATGAAGGCGAGTACTGGAAACACTATCTGGAGTCGACCGCCAGTTGCGATGCACTGATCTGCCTGAGCGCGCGCGAATCATTCCGCACGCTTTGGGACAGCCTCGCAGCGCTGGGCGCTGACTGGCAAGCGAACCCGTGGGTCTGGGTCGTCGAGTTCAAGCGAGTCACCTGAATGTCCGCTCTCGAATGGTTCGCTCTCTCCGTATTGGGAGCGATAGCGGTGGGTGTGGGGTTGGGTTTGTTGCATGCACGGAGGAAGAAGTGAACTGGATCGATCAATGCCACTTTGGTGACTGCCGCGACACGATGCGCGCAATGATCGCGGACGGCGTGAAGGTGCAGACGATCGTCACGTCGCCGCCGTACTGGGGGCTCCGCGATTATGGCGTCGATGGCCAGATCGGCCACGAGCCTACGCTGCGCGAATTCATCGACACTCTCACCGGTGTGTTCGAACTGTGCCGGGAGCTGCTTGCCGACGACGGTACCGCCTGGGTCAACATGGGCGATAGCTATTCATCCGTCGTAACGGCTGCGTCATCGTTTCGCCGAGATCGCGAGAAGGTGGTCCCTTCCGGTCGGCGCAAGACGTTCGGGCAGCTCGCACCGAAGAATCTCATTGGGCAACCATGGCGCCTTGCCTTCGCTATGCAGGATGCTGGCTGGATTCTTCGGCAAGACATCATTTGGCACAAGCCGACGGCGATGCCGGAGTCGGTGACTGATCGCTGCACCAAGGCCCACGAATATCTTTTCCTTCTCTCGAAGGGGCAGAAGTATTTCTACGATGCAGACGCAATTCGTGAGCCATTGGCCGCCAAAACGCTCACCACTTTCGGATCGAAACATCGTCCGCAGGGTAACGATGGTATCGGCGCGGTGAAATCGGACAACTGGGGAAAGAGCGTGTCTGAGCGCAAGCCGAAGTTGGATGCGAACGGAGCCATTGCGGGTGCGAACAAACGATCGGTTTGGACGATTGCGTCGCAGCCCTATGCCGATGCCCACTTCGCCACCTTCCCGGAAGCGCTGGTCGAGCCGTGTGTGATGGCCGGTAGCCGGCCGGGCGACATCGTGTTCGATCCGTTCTTCGGCAGCGGCACGACCGGCCAGGTAGCCGCCCGGCTCGGCCGCAAGTTCATCGGCTGCGAACTCAACCCGGCATACGAAGCCCTGCAGCGCGATCGCATCCGCGAGCGTGGCTTCGAGTTCGCCTGACATGAAACGCGATTGCTCGGACTGCATTCACAGCACGCGCGGCGAATACCCGAAGTGCCGGCATCCGAGAAATCTCCGCGCCGACCTGTTTGACGAATACCCGGTGTTCCTGCTTGCCGAGTCTCACCGGACATTCGGCGGCGAAGACGAAGAACGGATGCCATCGATCTGCGGAAAGTCCGGACGATGGTTTGACAACGGCGAGACCCCATCCGCGCAGCGCGCGAAGCAATCGAACAAGTGAGGACGATATGACCACCATCAACGAACTTTGCGCCCGCCAATACGACTGGGTCGAGCGCATGGGCTGGCACAACAAGACGGTGCTCGAAGCGCTGGCGCTGATCGCGTCGGAGGTCGGCGAGGCAGTCAACGAGTGCCGCGGCGAAGCACCGACCGAGGCTTTCGGCGAGGAGCTTGCAGACATTTTGCTGCGCACCTTCGATCTGGCCCAGTGGCAGGGAATCGATCTGGAAGCCGCCATTCTACGAAAGATGGCTATCAACGAACAACGCGGAACACGCGGCCGGCGCATCTGAGGACGATATGACACAGAACACTAAAGACGCAGGGGCGAGCCTGAAGTCGTGCCCATTTTGCTGCAGTGACGATTTATTCACTCAGTCCGCGCTCGGACGCCGCCAAGTCGTCTGCGAGACGTGCGAGGCCTCTGGCCCGACTGAGGAAACCGATGAAGAGGCGATCGAGGCGTGGAATCGCCTCGGCCTCTCGCGCTCCGCGACTGCCGCCCCCACCGCCGAGCAGGCAGAGGCGCAAGCGCCGATTTATCAGGTGTTGACCGGCGACAAATGGGTCGATTCGACGGCAGCCGAATACGCGGTCGTGAGCAACGGTAAGCGCATCGTCTACGCCGCTCCCGTCGCTCAGGAATGGCAGCCGATTGAGGCAGCCCCAAAGGATCAAGAGATCTGGGCCTTCAATGGCGAGCAAGCGCGCATGGTCTGGTCAGAAGGGCCAGATTGGGCGCTGTGGATCTGGGCCGATCTTCTGCTGGCCGACGCGGACCCTTCGCCCGATCAGCCAACACACTACATGCCGCTTCCGGCCGCCCCTGCTTCATCTACCGGGGAGCAGGAGGTGGGATCGTGAGCCGTAAGGATTTCATCCCGCACCCGAACTGCACGCTGGCCAGCGGTGCATGTTTCCACGAAGGCCGATGCGCTGGCGGCTGCACGCACATTATTCGACGCGATCCAAAGGTAGAAATTCTTGGTTGGAAGTGCCCGGTTTGCGGTAAAGGCAATGCTCCATTTCAGAAGCTCTGCGCTAACTCCGCATGCGGCATCGACTTCAGCAAAGGAGCCACGGCATGACCGCCCCCACAACCATCGACGGAGCGATGATGACAGACGAACAGATTGACACGTTCTGGCTGTACCGAAAGAATTTACACGATGGCGAACTGATGCCGCAGTTGCGCGATTTCGCCCGCGCCCTGCTATCTGCAAGCAAGCCTGCCGCGCCGGATTTGGATGCGCTGACGTGGGAAGATCAATCGACTGCTGACCCGGTTGAGAAAGCGCGCCGCGTGCTACTCCATCTGATCGAGCCGACATCGGCCTATTTCTTCGATGATGGCTTCCCGCGTCCGGAGTTGCGCGGACAGGTCAAAAATGTTCTGGTCGTTCTCGAAGCGCTCGCCGCATCCCCTGCCGCCCCCTCGCATCCCACCGATGCAGCAGCGCCAGCGAAATCGTCGCTCCGGTATCACCCCGACGAGCGCGTTTCAATGAAGGCGTCGGAGTATGAGGCGCTGGTCGCTGCTGCCGCGCCAGCGCAATCGGGTGAGCCGGTGGCATGGATGTATAGGTGCTGGGACACGGTTCATCTTGAGCGAAATCAAATCGACCATTACTACAGCGTCGATCAAGGCGAAACCTATGTGAAGGGCATTCCACTCTACGCCACCCCGCAATCATCCCAGCCCGTGGAAGCTGGCGAGCCGGTGGAAAATATCCGATTCGACTTCATCAATTCGGACGGTCGCGAGGATAGCAAGGTTATCTCACACGACGAGATGCGTGAGCGCTACGCCGAGATGTACAAGGCTGCGCACAGCAACTTTGGTGCGCCCACACCCTCTGCCGTGGTGCTGGACGATGAGCGGGCGGCGGAAATTGAACCGGCGGCGTATCTCGTGCAGGGCTTGAATGGCCACAACGAGGAATATGCAAGCGTCTGGATTAAGCGGGCAAACGCCGATGCCGCAGCAGCAGCGATCTTTCGCGCGTCAATCACACCTCTGGTACAAGCCCGCGCCGCATCCCCGCAAGCCACAGATCAGCGCTGCTATGCGCCGGGCTGTTATCAGTGGGACGGCACCGATTCGTGCACGTGCCAGAAGGCCGCGGCGACGCAGCCAGCACAGACGGAGCGGGCGCTGACGGATGACCTGCTTGTCGATCTGTTTTATGCAGCACAGAGCGACATCACGAAGTTCAGGATCAAAGCGCGCGCCCTCCTGACCGCCGCGCAGCCAGCAAGCGGAGGTGAGCAACAACCGGCGCAGGAGGAGTGATGGCTACTACCTTGTGGACTCAATCAGAATGTCCGATAGATGCCAACGCCAGCAATCACGGCGCCCCCAACGAGAGCCGACAAAGATGCACCGGAGCAGAAGAACATGGCGCTCAACATGAACGTCGCCCTTTTTATATCACGCATCAAAGCTCGCCTAGAAGCCTCTGCCCGGCAGGCGAATGCGATTGGCCCGAACGCTGCTCCGACCAGAAAACTGCACATGGCAAACAATGCATATTGTTTGTAGCAGGCCCAGCCGACGGTCCTTACCAGCGCCTGCGTGAACCCGAGCATCGCCACCATAGCTCCGCTATTCAAAAGAATAGTGGCTTTTACCATCTCGTGGCTCGCCTCTCGGATCTCCTCGCGAAGCCGATCGTCCATGGCAATGGTGCGATCTTCCTCGCGGATATTGTCATCTCGAAAGTTAGTGTCGCGCATCGCCATCCCTGTGCAATTTTTTGGTGATCCTAGCATGACCGCAGCAGCACAACGAATGATCGAAACAACGCGCAAACACTGGGGTGTGAATTGAGCATCGTAACCAACGCAGAGCTGGTCGAACTGACTGGCGGCCTGACCCAAGGCGCAGCGCAAACGCGCTGGATCAAAAAGGCGCTCGGCATCGACGCGCCGCGCAAAGTGGACGGCCATCCAATGCTGACGTGGGAGCAAGTCAACCGTGGCAGCGCCGGCGGTGAAAAGCGCGCGGCCATCAAGTGGAAAACCGCAGCATGAGAAAGCCACACCGCGACGGCCTCCTGCCGCGCATGGAAGCGATCATCCGGAAGAAAGGCATCAGTTATCGATACCACCCGTTGGGCGGCAAGCCGATCAGCCTGGGGATGGACAAGGTCGACGCCGTGCGGAAGGTGCTCAACATGCTCGGCGCAGCGGGCGACCTCGGCACCATCGGTCGCCTGTGGGAGCAGTTCAAGGAAACGAGCCAGTGGAAGCGCTACGCGCCGGACACGCGCACGGACTATGAGCAGTGCTCCGGCCCGCTGCTCGAGCGCTTCAGCGACGCTCGCGCGTCCGACATTGAAGCGCCCGACGTCGCGCGCTATCTGCGCATCGAACGCAAAGACGCGCCGGTGCGCGCCAATCGCGAAATCGCCCTGCTCTCAAATCTCATCGGATTGGCGATCGAGCGCGGCGAGGCCAAGGCAAACCCATGTCGCGAAGTGCGACGCAACGAAGAGCAGCCGCGCACGGAAGCGCCCGAGCCGGAAGACTTCGAGGGTTTCTCGCAATGGTTATCGGCGCAAGGTGGTCAGCGCGCCATGATCGGCATGGCCGCCGAATACGCAGCGAGCGCGGGCAATCGGAAGGTGGAGTTTCTCGATCTGGCGTGGCCGCAGATTGATAAGGCGGCGGGCTACATCCGGATCAAGCGGGCGAAGCAGCGCGGGAAGAAGCGCGGTGAAGTGATCGAGCAAATCGAAATCACGCCCCGCATCGCGGCGTTGATCGCGCGGCTTGAGCTCGTGCGCGGCGACACCGACTGCTTGTACGTCTTTCCGAACCGCTTCGGAAACGCATACACGCGCAACGGCTTCAAGGCGATGTTCGGGAAGTTGATGAACGAGGCGATCAAGCAGAAGAAGATCGCGCGGCGCTTCACGTTCCACGACTTGCGCGCCTATTACGTGACGCAGCACAAGCAGGAACGCGGGCACTTGCCAGACCTTCACGCAAATCCGGCGACGACCGCGCGCGTCTATGACCGAACGAAAATCGTGAAGCGCCGCGGCCTGTAAATTCCATTTTGTGGAATTCCAAAACAAAACCGGCACTGTAAAAATTCACAGTGCCGTTCGTTAAAGCTTTGATTTACCGCTAAATTCTTTGGGGTGGCTGATGGGGCTCGAACCCACGACAACAGGAATCACAATCCTGTATATCCATCCAGTATTTACGGGCCTTTCAACGGAAAATGTGGAACGATATTCTCCGACCGGCCTTTGATTATATTCAGTTTTTATGAAGCCGTTCCACAAAATTTGACCCGTTGCTGGGCGGCAGTGTACTGTATATGCATACAGTACTTAGAGCCCGATGTGACCCTCCCACCCTTCGCCCCTCCGACGCTCGCCGAACTGCGCGAGTGGTATCGGCTGTACGGAGAAACCGAGGATCTGAAGCGCCTCATCCTAGAAGTCCAGCACTCTCGCGAGCTGCTCGCGCACCTGCATTGGCTGCTGCAGAAAGCGACGCGCGTCGCGGAGCGGGCGGAGTTCGGGCGGCTGACCGGCGAAGATGCGCCTCTACGCGCCGCTGACACCGCGGTCAGCGCGGAGATACGCCGAATAGGACCGATCGGAGGAAAGGGAAAGCCGGAACGCTGGCGATCAACGCCGCGGTCGGCGGCAGAGATTGCGCCGTTCTCAATTGACCCAGACGACCCAGCAGACCGCGCGGCACTCATCATTGCGCGTGGGCATCAGCGGCGGCGCTAACGGGCTGCGTGACAGCCGCTGCGGCAGCCGGCTTCATCGACGTGGCCGCGCTGCCCCAATACAGCCAGCCGAACACGCGCACACCTGCCCACATGAGCTGCCGGCGCCAGTCTGGCACGGCTGTCACATCGGAGGCTTCCCGCAGCACAGCGTCCGCCACCGAGCGCGGCACGATGTGCGTGCTGTACAGGTAGTCGTGCACGGTGGCCGCATTTGACGCGGTGTCCCCAGCCAGTTCGTACACGACCGGGATTCGCGGTACCGATGCGAAATTGGTGATGAACCCGGCCGGTACCGTGAATGTCATTCCTGCCACATCGGACTGGTAGACGAGATCGGCCAGCAGTTCCCACTGGCCGTCGTCCTTTCCTGTGGCAGGCCGGACCTGCAGAATGGACAGGAACGCACTCACGATGCCACGGCTCCACTGGCGGCAATCGGGGCGGCCGCCGGCGGCGTCGCGACGTAATCGGCGAGCGCAGTCGATACGGCAAGCTGCGCAGCCGTCAACGCGATCTCCGCGGCACTCTTCTGATCCTTCGTCCAGCTCGACGCGTCGATCACCTTGATTAACGCCGGAACGCCTTCATTGACAAGCGCAGTGACATCGGCCGTCGAGAACGGCGTCGTGCTCGAACTGGCGAGCGCCGCGCACGCAGCATTGACCTTGTCCGACGCGGTCGCGAGATAGTCTTGCGCATCCGTCGACAGTTGCGACTTCATGGCCGTCATCGACGCGAGGAACGGCACACCAACGGTACAGACCTTCTGCGCCTTCACCTGGAGCGTCGAGAGCAGTTGCGCCGTCGTTTGAGTTGCGGCCGGCGCGGTGGTACCGCATGCCGAGAGAGCGAGCAGGACGACGCCTGCCGCAAGAGCAGCAAATAGCTTCTTCATAGGAAACCTCAGGGAGTGAGTTTGACTATCGCGGCCGCGGCGTTGGCTGCCGCAGTCGCAACGTTGGAGACGACAGCGCCTTGCGCTGCGACGGGTGCCGTCGCGCCGACGCCTGTTTCAGTGAAATGGGCCGCGACCGCGCCGCTCTGGTCGATCGAGATGTCAAACGAGAGCGCGCCGATGTCCTTGCTGTTCAGAGCGATCGCTTCGCAGCACACCATCTTCTGCATCGTCGGCTCATAGAACGGTCGAACGGAGTACGCAGCCTGCCCCGCACAACCCGACAGCGCGCAAACCAGCACGGCGGCGGCTATGGCCTTCATTGCGCCGCCGGCGCTTGCGGCGCGCGCGCGGCTGAACGTGCGGCCACCACATTCCGAACGGCGTGAATGCCAGTCACGATCGCGCCGGCGACGAGTAGTTGGACTTCTGCTGGCATCGGTGTCTTGCAACCCATCGACACCCATTGAACGAGCGGCACCAAGGAAGCAGCAGTCAGCGTGGCGCCGCCGGTGACGATGCTCGATGTTTGGTTCATGGAAGCTCCTATGCAGCGTGGTGAATGACTTCGGTCGCGGAGAACTGATAGCCCTCCTTGCCGTATTTCTGAGCGATCCAGATCGGGAATGGCAACGCATGCATGCCCTCGTCCTTCCCGATGTGATGCGCCTTGCAGAGCAACATGCCGTTGACCGTCATGTCGTCGACGAACTGGGTCCAGTCCGTGAAGTTGTCCCAGTCGAATGCCTTGATCGAGGCGCCCCACACGCCGGCCTGCGCATCAAATTTGAACCGCTCCCAATCGATCATCTCGGCGAACGATCGCTCAATCGGATGGTGATGCGCCTCAAGCGGGTGACCGCTCTCCTCTGCTGTGGCGTTGCAGACAAAGCACCGCCCCCCGTCGCGGGCGATCAGCTGCTTACGCGTGCGCTCGAATAGCGCAGTCGTCTTGCGCGGCTCGTGTCCGGGGATGTTGACGTCGACAGTCAACGTCTCTTTTTCTTCGTGTATCTGGGTAACGTTTGTCATGGTCGTAAACGAAAAAAGCCCGCAGAGATGCGGGCCCGTCAGATGGGGAGGCGATCTACTTCTGCACCACACTCACAGTCAGCGTTCGGGCATCCTGATTGCCCAGATTCGTGGTGAATACGTAGCGCACCTGGTACTGGGTGTTCAGCGTGCCGCCCGAGATAAACGCAATCAATTGCGACATGACGCCAGACTGATTCGGATAGATCCCTGACGAAGCGACGTCTATTCCATCTTCGGCGGTCACTGCCAGGTCGGTGACGAACTCGCCAGACGAAAGATACGGCTTCCCTTGCGGCGTGTACGGGACCGATAGATCGAAGCCATACGGAAGGAACGCGCTCGGGTCTTTGGTGACGACAGGAACGGGTGGTCGATTCGACATGCATGCTCCAGAAATTGCTACGCGGCAACGCCGAAAATTCTCTGCTCCGCATCGACGTAGAAGACCCGCACTTCCGCCCACGCGCCGACCATTCGGGTGTCCGCATCAACAGGAATGAGTGTTGCGTTTGCGACGGTCAGCGGGATCACATACGCGGCGCCCGTGCTCACATTGGGCTGTTGAACACTGGCTCCGGAGCCCATTATTGCGGCTCCAATGATCTCGCCGACCGCATTAGATGCATTGGCCTGCTGGACGCTCGCTGCGGAGCCCGACACTAGAACAGCGCCGCTTGCCGAACCGGAATTGGCTTCCTGAACCGATGCAGACGAACCGGTGACAGCAGCAACGCCAACTGCGAGCGATACGTTCTTGCCCTGCGTCGAAGTGCCAGAACCTGAGACAGCGACGGCGCCGAATGCCGCAGAAACGTTTGGCGCTTGAGTGCTAGCGGCGCTGCCTTGAACGACGTTGCCGATCGCACCCGAAGCATTCGAGACGTTAGGCACCTGGGTGCTTGATGCCACTCCCGTGACCGCAACCGATCCGGACGCTGCCGAAATATTCGGCGACTGCAAAGAGGAGCTCGCGCCGGATACCTGAACAGAGCCTGTCGCGCCATCAGTGTTGGGCGCCTGGTTCGTCGCCGCTGCGCCGGACACACGGACAGCGCCCGATGCCGATGAAGCATTGGCGGCCTGCGTGCTTGCGGAAGACCCGCCGATCGCAATAGCACCGCTCGCCGACGCCGTGTTCTTTGCCTGCGTGCTGGCCGACGCTCCCGAAACGGAAATCGCACCAGCAGCTGACGATACGTTGGGCGCTTGCGTCGATGCACCCGAGCCAGTAACCGCACTGGCGCTCGCGAGATACTTGACGGACTGGACCGTGACGTTACAGAAATTCCCGGCGCCAGCATTGACCGTCGTCAGCGTGACCGCGAGATTGAGCGTCTGGCTCGCGCTGTTCGCGGCGTACGTGAGCGTGGTGAGGTAGTCGGTGGATGCGCCCGCAGCGACGCCCACTGGCGTGTGCGTAACCGCAGTGGCGCTGCCGTCCGACAGCGTGGCAACCAGCTTCGCCGCAGCAGTGTTCGCTCCAGTGTCGCCGCCGTACATTCCCCATGCAATAACTACCGTGCGTGACGTGGTGTCGGCGGGAACGGTCAGCTGCAACCCATTACCGACAACCGCCGAACCTGACGCCGGAGCAAAGATGCCGTCTCCGCTCGTGGCGCTGGCGGTCGGCGTGCCATCTGTCCAGGCGATGCTGCGGGCATCGGGTCCGTAGCCTCCAAGCGCAACGCCAGTACCAATGGCGGTAGGCAAAGAGATGGTCGAGCCGCCGCCGCTCTTTCGGTTCGGACTTGTCGCGCTCTGCGGGAACTGAATCCAGTCAGTCTGAGCCGGCGAACTGAGGTTGACCGCACTGCTACTGACTGAGGTCGAGCCCGACAGCGAGCCCATGATCAGTTACCGTTGGTCAGCGTCCAACCCGAGATGCTCACCGCTTGGCCGGTCGCGATGCTGGTCGTGCCAGTCAAGTTCAGGTCAGCGCCCGACGTGCCCACGGTGCCGTCAACCAGAGGCGTGCCGCCCGAGGTCGTGAGGCGATACCAGGTTGCGGCGGTCCCAGCGCCGGCGCCGGCCGTGCCAGTGCCGTTTGCGATGGCGCCAACGGTAAGCACACCCGCGGACGCAGCACCGAATGTCGCCGCGCACGTATGGGTCGAAAGCGCCACCTGCGACGTGACTGCCGTGTCGGGCGACGCGGGCTGCGTGCCGCTGTACAAGGTGAGGATCGCCGACGCGCCGGCGGCAGTGCTGATCGCCGTCTGTTGCGAGGTCTTCAATGCGGCGGAATACTTCAGGTTCGATGCCATTCAGGCTCCAGAAATGAAGGTGCCCGCGCTGAGCAGGCAGGATCGGTGTTTGTGCGAGCGACAGCTAAACAATTCCGAGCGCTTTCTTTGCGGCCCCATACAGCGCCGCGCGGTCGACCCAACCGTTCGGCATCGCCTTCGAGGTCGCACTGCCGAGATTCACCGCGCGCGACACGCCAAGGAAATTGCCAGCGAGCGCCAGTGCGCTCAGCTTCCGGTTGAACCAGTACCAGGCGGCTGACATTGCGGCATTGCCCGGTTGTTCGAGCAGCTCCGGATGATTCAGAAGATCCAAATCGAGGCCCACCGCGGCGAGCGTGTAGTTGCGGCGCCCGGTGATTTGAATGAGCCCGCGGCCGCAGAAGAGCCGGCCGTCTCCAGCCTGGGTATTGCCGAGCTCGCCCGCTTTCTTTGCCGGCGGCTCATACGCGCTCTGCGCCGCAGTCGGACCCCAGATCTCGCGGGTGTATCCGAGATACACAGACTCGACGCCGATGGTCGCAAGGAAAGCGGCGACGTCCAGCGGCTCTGCGATGTGATAGCGATCGCACGCGGCCTGAATCGGCTGCACCCATTGCGCAGCTCGAAGCTGCGTTGCACCGCAGCCAGCGGCAACGATGGAGGTGGTCAGGTTCATATCACCGCCATCAGGAATTTGAAGCAGTCAGCCAGCCACGCGGGGAAGCGATGGAACTGCGTGTAGAACCAGAATCCGTAGAGCCCGAGCAGCGGGAGCACGATGGGAATGAACACCTGTCGCTGAAAGAATCGCCACGCGGCCGCGAGGCGGCACATGAACCGAGCACCGGCGGCGACGTCGCTCAGAATGCTGCGAATAAGTGCAGTGTCTTCGGCGACCTGATCGGCTGTCGCCTCCACCTTGCGCGTGACCTTGGTGTTCTCCGAAATTGCCGCGTCGTGCGCAACAAGGTATTCGACAACGTGCGCGCGAAACTCCGGATCGGGCATCGTCAACATGTCTTTGGCTTCCATTGGGCCCCGGGCATAAAAAAAGCCGCTCTAGGCGGCTGTTGGTCGAATCGTT